GCTCTGACGCACCTCCTGATGCTCCATTCATGAACGAATACGGTGGATGCCTTGCTCCTGATGCCGTGAACTATGATGAGATGGCTTCTTGGGACGATGGCTCGTGTTATTGGGACGATTGGAACGATGAACAATGCGAACCGAATCTGGAAGCAGGTGAGTCTTGGGCCGAATCGGTGAAAGGTGAATCGTCGAACATAGAAGTGCATATCGAAGTCAATAACCTGAATCCTGATTGCCACATTGAAATCGAAGTCCTCATCTCCGTGTATCTCAATAACTCGTATCAATTCACTATGGAGCCTGATGAACTTGGCCGCTATTGGGTGTATGATAGCGTTGATGTAAAGATTCGAGATGAGAGAATAGACAACCTCGGTGATGGCGATTGGTCGTTTGAAACGAGATTCATACCGGTCGGTGGGAACGAGTATTGCTGTCAAATGACCAATGTAGTGACCATTGAGGAATCCAAGCCAGAATAAATATATCCGTAAGTGTTATATAGGCGACCCCCTATGGAGTAACATGGACGAAACACAGACCCCCAGCCGAAAAGCAAAGCGAACTATGGAAATGTACGAAGCGTGCATGTTCATGGCGACATACACCGCAACCAAATACAAAGAGGGTTTCCCTTGCTCTATCACCGATTGTGGAGATGGTAAGGCAATCATCGTGTCAACCGAAGCGGCGTTTGTCGATTGGAAGGAAGCAAACCGGTACACATCCCCTTGCGTCTATTGGCCTTGAGCAACAGGCTTTAGAACCTGTGGGCCAACCCCTGTCTATGGCAGACGAAGGGCGAAGGCGTTTTTGGCAACGAAAAATACCCAAGACCATCGAGCCTGTTTCCTTGGACTACAAGGCGTTGGCGTCGTTATCCAAAATAGGAACATACACCACTTCTCAAGGCCGGACAGGTAAGGCAGGTGGCGGCGCAAGTCCAACACTTGACTACTCGGTCATCCGTGAAATCAGTATGAAGTCAGAAGTCATTGCCGCAATCGTCAGACGAACTGTTGACGATGTATTAGGCAACGGATACCGATTTGACCTTGCCGAAGGTATCGAGGAAGCCAATCAGGCTGACTTGAAAAAATTACATCTATTCTTCACCATGCCAAACCCCGAAGACTATGGGAATGAATGGCTTGAATCATTAGTCTATGACCTATGCCTCTTTGGAGACGCATACTTGGAGATGGACGGTTCTCGTGATAAGTCGTCAGATAGTGGCGAGGATTGGGTCTTTGGGGGCAAGTTATCATCCATTTGGAATGTCCCTGCTGACACCATAGAGATTCTACCCGCACCACGATTACCTGCACCGCCGGAGATGGCATACATTCAGGTAATCAACGGTGAGACACGGCGATTTGCTTCAAACAAAATAATGCACATCAGCAAATACAAACAGGGACGAGGATACGGAACTTCGCCCATGATACCCCTATTGCAAACCATAACCGGTATGTTGCACCTGTCGAATTACATCAACGAACAATTCACAGGAACATTGCCGAAGACCATTCTCAATGTTGGTGATATTTCAAACAGTGAGATGAAGACAATGCTTGCCATGCTTGAGCAACAATTGAGTACCGGCAAATCACCATTCGGATTAGTCGCAGTCAATGGTGGAAAAGGGTTTGAAACACACCGTCTAATTGACTCAATCAAGGACGGACAGCACCTCGACCTGCTCTACTACTACCGTGAAGAGATATGCGCTGTATTTGGCATCCCGCCGATGAAATTGGGTTGGGTTCAAACAGGTAAAATGTCGAACCCCGAATCTCAATTAGAGGCTTGGTATGATGTAGTCGAATCGTATCACCACCGTATATCGTCCTTAATCAATTATCGAATACTACCACTACTCGGAGTCACCGATTATGTATTCAAGTTCAATACAATCAGGCCATCCAAGGAGAAGTTACAGGCGGAAGTGATTCGCTCTCAAGGTGCGGCGATAGCGTCACTAAGACAGGAGGGAGTCATCTCGATTAACGAGGCTCGGAAAATGCTTGGATACGATTTGATTCAAGACGACGATGCAAACGACCCATACTACCTATCGCCAAAATTAGCCATCAACAGAGGTGCTGACTCTGATGAACCCGATGATGAAGAGGTCGAGCGCATGTATCGAAGATTGACCCCCCGTGATTTGAAACCGCCGCAGGGAGTGAGAGATGCCTGCAAGACGGGCATACAACTCTTTGAGGACGGCTATGGAGGAAGTGGCCTTGAAGCCGCTACAATCCGTGAGGCTCGTGGTATCGTAAGAGGAAATAATATCACCGTCGCCAAGGCCGGAAAAATGATTCGTTGGTGGGGCCGCAACTCAAGGTTCCTTGATGAGCCTAAAGACAGTGCCGCTTGGACTGCCGCCATGTTATGGGGTGGTCGTGCGGGCAAGTCATGGGCTTCTAAATTGAAACGCGCTCAGGACTCAGAAGAAAAGGCCGAACCGGTATATCCTCACGAAATGTATGACTGTGAAACGGGTGAGAGTTACACTGCAAACAATGAAGCCGAACATCAGGAATACGCTGACTTAGGCTATGTTCATTCGATGAGCGAATGTGAACTCAAAGAAGAGGGAGAGCATGGACTTTGAGGTCAACGGAGGGGTCTTCAACAGAGCCGCCCGTTCCTTCGCATACTTGGGCGCATTCTTATCCGGCCCTGCTACGATAGCCATGCAAAAGGAGTTCGGTGAAATCATCCTTGCGAAAGCAAAGCAGTTAGTGCCGGTTAGGACAGGTGCTTTGAAGAACAGTGGCCGTGTGGTCATGTCTCAAAGTCGAAAGGGCGTCGAAGTTAGGTTTGGTAATTCAGGAGTCCGATACGCTATGGTAGTCGAGTATGGACGATTCTCATACGCTCCATTTGCACCCCGACCATACATTAGACCCGCCGTCCGATACGCAAGCAAGAAGTTCAGAGCAAGCAAACAAATGAAGATAGCGGAGCGAAAAACACTGCCTCGCCGTTGGATTTAACGACACGATTATATAGGTGGGGATTTGTATTCGGAACATGCGTGGACGAAAGGGCGGAGACAGAGTGTTGAATAAAACACCACATTGGGTCATAGAAGGATTGGCTCAAATGGAGGTCACTGAACCCATGCCAACACCCGACATTCTTCTCGAATTAGACCATTACAGGGCAGGACTCACCAATCCGAGTCGCAACCGTCACGCAACTCACCGATACTACGACCACAGCCCCCAATTCATCGTATTCGTATTGAAGCGATTGGGATGGCGCAACACCACACAGGGAACAGGCAAAGCCGCTATGTGGGTCAAGGGTTAGAGTCTTAAACCACTTCGCACAGACGATAGGGCATGAGCCGCCTTAGTGATGCAGTCGTAATTGACTCTGACGATTTATTCAACGCCATTGAGGGCGATTCAAAAGAGGCAGTGTTTGAATACCGATTCAACATGCCATTTACTGTTGACAAGGCACATAAGCCTGAACATGACGAGGGTGACACAGTAGTCTATGGCCCCGTCTATGTTGGAGACGAGAAGATGCTCGACCGACACCGTGAATTGGTGGACGCCGAGGCAATCATGAAGTCTTGGGATACATACTCTAAGAATCCGGTTATCCTCTACAATCACCGAAAGGACTACGGCGTCATTGGTTTGATGGAGTCCGTTGAGATGGGTATGTTCACAGCCGAGGACGGGACAGAGATGGAAGCAGTCTTTGGACGGGCAGTCATTGACAGTGGTGAAATTGACATCACTCGTAAAATCAACAAAGGTATGCTACGAGCATTCTCTATTGGCTTCATGGCTAAGGCCGCAGTCAAGGAAGGCACAGGCGACGAGGCATATATTAGATTCACCAACATCGAATGGATTGAGACGAGTGTGGTTGACATTCCCGCAAGTCCAAACGCACTGTTCAATGTGAGCAAGTCCCTCGTTTCCTATGGAGATGAGATTATTGCCGAGCAACCAAGAGCCGATTCAATCTCTGAAATGTCCGAAAAATTGGATTTGTTGATTACTCACCTCTCAACACCTATCGGAGACAATACCCTTAAAGACCATGTGCCGGAGGTAATTGCTATGACCGAAGCGAACCTTACCGACGCAACAGAAGAAGAAGTGGTTGTTGAAGAAGCACTTATTGAATTATCAGAACCAACAGAAACCGTCTTACTAAAGACAGAAGAGGTTCTCGAAGAAGAGGAAGAAGTTCTTGAAGAAGAAGTCCTTGAAGAAGAAGTCCTTGAAGAAGCCGAAGAGGCTGTCGAAGAAGAAGTTCTTGAAGAGGAAGTCCTTGAAGAAGAAGTTCTTGAAGAAGAAGTTCTGGTCGAAGAGGTTGCCGAAGCAACCGAAGAAGAATCACTTGGAGACGAACTCGTTGAATTATCTATGGATGAAGACACTCCAACACTCGCAATCCTCTCTGAAGTCGTCTTGGCTTTGTCACAGGTTGAAGAAAGTGTCAAATCAATGCACACCTTCTTTGCCGAGGTCGAATCACTCAAGGCCGCACTTGCTGAAAAGGAATCAATCATTGCCTCTATGACAGAGCAAACCAAAGCCGCCGAAGCCGAAGCCGCTATCGAAGCCGAGGTTTCACGCCGACTCGCTGAAAAAATGGCCGAAGCAAATCTCGCTCCGACCGCCGCAAGTCCAAAATCACTTTCCACATCGTCCAAGACTCTGAAAGTCAAGACCGGAACAACCAAGCATGACCCAACGCCCGAAGTTAGCAACGGAATGGCGCACTTAGGCTCATGGTTGGAGAACCGACTTGGTGCTAAGAGAACCGGATATATGGATGAATGAACCAAAACGGTTAATACCCACAACGACAGGAGATTGAAAACATGAGCCAAGAAATAGACTTTACAGAATTGACAGAAAGAGTGAAGAACGCTCTCGCAGGAGCCGCCGCCGCAACCGGTGCTACCATGCTTCCAACTGAAACCGCCGAGGAAATTATCGGAATCGTGTATGAACGCAACTTCATGCGCTCCCTTTTCCCTGCAATGCCAATGTCCCGCCGAATCATGAAAGTGCCAAAATTGAGTGGCTCTGTTGACTTCCACGGAATGACCCTCGGTAATGTTGACGCCGGAACTGCCGCTGATGAATCCCGTCACGCAACCGCAGAGGTTGACTTGGAACTCAAGACAATGATTGCAAACATCCCAATCGGTAACTACCTCGTCGCTTACGGTGTCGAAGGTTTGATGTCCGTCCTTCGTGATGACATTGCTTCCCGTCTCGCTTTCAACGAAGCAAGTCTCCTTATCAACGGCGATACCAACATTGCCGCATCAGGAGTCGCAGGCGGCCCATGGCCCGCTTACTCAGGAAACATCAACGGAATCTATGCCGCTGTCGGAAACGCATCTGGTGTCTCCGCTACTGCAAACGATTACCTTCTTCTCTTTGACGGTCTTCGCAAATTGTCAACGGCTACAAATGTCGTCGCAGGTGGCGCATTCACTCTTGCTCACCTCCGAAACGCTATCTCCAACCTTGGAGTATATGCTGACAACCGTGATGACCTTGCTCTGATTGTTCCTCGAAACCTTGAAGTCCAACTTCTCGGTTTGACCGAACTTCAAACCGTTGACAAATACGGACTCGGTGCAACAATCCTCTCAGGCGAGATTGGACGAATCTACGGCATCCGTGTCTTTGGAACCGGTGCTATCGCAACCAACCTTGGATTGGACGGAACATTCGATGTAACCGCCGTAACTGCTGACAAAACAGTGGCTATCTTGACTCACATTCGCTCCCCAATGATTGGCAACCCAACCGTTGCTGAACGCCGATTCAGTGTTGGATACGAAGATGAACCGACCAAAGACCGATTCGTGCTTATCCCTAAGCAAGACATTGCCTTTGCAGTCCGACATCCTGAAGCAATCTGTAAGATTGTTGGTATTGACACCATTTGATTCTGACTTTGCTTAGTGGCGTACTTCTCACGATTGCCTCTAAGCGAGGCAATCGAAGGAGGACACTATCATGACAGGAATTGACTACTGCACCACCGCTGATGTTGAGATATACAGCGGCGTGGACTTTAGCGCAGGCATTGGGCCATCAACGGCTCAAGTCGCCACGATGATTAGCAATGCTTCACGGCTCGTTGACACTTACGCAGGCCGAACATTGGCAGGCATAGAGTCCATTGTCGAGTATCAAGACGCCTCACGATTGATGGAACACATGGTTCTACGAAGTCGTCCCGTGGCGGCGGTAGCAAGCCTTGAGGAAGTCAAATCAGACGGCTCATTGGTTACTCTCGTTGAAGGACGGAATCGGACTAACTGTGATTGGTGGCTCGACGATGCTGAATCAGGCATCATACGCTTCCATGGTCAAATCGGAATCACTGCTCGGCAGTATTTCAAGGTCACATACACGAGTGGCTACACAGCCCCTCCTATGGAGGCTAAAATGGCTACGATAATGCTTGTCGTAAGACAGGCCGCACGAGCCGCCATGAATGACGAGAATTGCTCTGATAGAATCAAGGATTTATGGCGACCACTACTTGCCACCACCGAGGCCGAATACAGAGAGATGCTTGACCGTGTTAAACGCAATTCTATGATGGCAGTAACCGTCTTTGGAAACGGCGGTGTTTGAAATGGTTGGCGGTCAGCCACCACTAATCGACCCTCACACTCTTATCAAGGGTCTTATCGAAGACAATACCCCTGCCGTCGGTGCATGGACTGTTGTTGTCAACGATGGTTGGCTTGAATCCAAATTACAAAAGACATACCAAATCTCGCTGTATCAAGAATATGCCGAGACGAGGACTTCTCGATTCAATACCGATGACGCCGTTCCTCATACCATATCTCAATTCCTCGTGATAGCATTGTTCCACCCGACACGAGTCGGCGTGTGGACGCTATACAGAGCCTTGACAACCGTTCTAAACGATGCGAGCCTCACCACACAGGGGGTCAACGGCAATACCGACTACCAATGGTGCAGGTTGGCCCGTTCTGAAGAGGCCAAGGCACTGAATAGCATAGATAAGTTATGTGGCCCTGAGACGCCCAAGGATGCCTGTATAGGCTATCGCATGGACTTATCACTCGAACTTCGATGGGAAGAATGAGTAAGCGACACTGTTATATAGGTGAGGCGACAACGAGTAGACATGCCGACCGAAATCGCCGACCCGCAACCGCTAACCAAAGACCAACTGAACATATACGCAATGCAACTACGGAAGGTTGTTGGTCACATAAACGACTACTGCGTTGAACGCACTCATCTACACAGTGCCATGGCCCAGATTGGAGAAGGACAGAAAGCATACCTTGAAATCAATCCCCATTTGAAATATACCCCAAGCGGTTACAATACTGCAATGGATGGGATTCAAGCACTTCTCACTCTCAACTTTGCTCGCCGAGATAACCTCTTGAGAGAACACGAACGAATCCTCGAACTCATGATGGTGAGATAATGAACATTTTCGTTCTCGACACCAACCCTGAAACCGCCGCCCAAATGCAGTGCGATAAGCATATTCCAAAAATGATTCTTGAGTGCGCTCAAATGATGGTTTCAGCACTTCGCCGATATGGTGTAACCGATGAATACCTCGTTGACAAAGGCGTAGTGACTAAGGCCGGAACTCCATACAAAGAGACTCATAAGAACCACCCTTGCACTCGTTGGGCCGGTGACAGCCGTGACAATTTCAAGTGGCTCGCTCGTCATGCTCAAGCACTGCTTACTGAATACTCAAATCGCTTTGATAAAGTCCATGCTTGCAATGGCCCTGTCCATATCATGTCCTGTAAAGACCACATCATTCCCGAAGGTGGACTGACACAGTTCGCATTGGCTATGCCCGATGAATACAGACCCGAACCTATTGATGGTGAAACGGTGTATCATGCTTACCCAAAGTTCGCAATCAAAGCATACCAAAAATACTACCACAGCAAGACATTCGCCAAGTGGGAGAAGGGAAGACCTGCACCTGATTGGTGGAAAGGTTTGACCGGCACTGTTATATAGGACACCCCCTATGGATATACATGGTCAGCAACACATACGAGATAGCCCAAGCCGTGAGTGCATTGGAAACAATTCCTCTTGGTGAAACAATAATCGCCCCTTTGAACGCATGGTTCGGATTGGACGAGATGAACGCACCCATCACTCTCCACTACTGCGGAGTTACTTCTAACGATGATGAAGAAGTCGTCGTTATCTCCGGTAACAAATCATTCCCTGCATGGGCTGTTAGCGAAGTTATGGACGATGTTCACATGACCAATGCTGTGCGCTCTGAGCGTTCCACAGGCACTCGAATGGCTATCTCCTTTGGAATGAGCCGTGGCAAGACCTCACAGGCCGTTAAGGCGGCTTACTTGGCTACTTTCAAGCGAATCGCTTAAGAACCCTATAAGGGACTTGAACGGTTATGGCAAAGAAGGCTACATCCAAAAAAACAGAAGAGAAAGAACTCGTTGAAGAGGTTCTCGCACCTGTTGTCGAGGAACCCGTTGTCGAGAAGAAGGAAACCAAGTCGAGTAAATTGCCGGCAATTCCTGACCCTCAGACATGCGCTCTACCGACTCTCGACTTCATCAAGGTATCATTCCTTTCGATGACAGGCGTTGAAGCAACCGAGGCTGAAATCGCACACTACACACGCTCTCTTGATGTTCTCAAGTTCCCAAAGGTCGATTTGCATTATGATATCAAAAAGGGCGGTGCGTATCAATCACTGCATGTTATTCCATTCCTATCCTCCGCTAACCGGAATGAACGATAAGGGGTGCTTGATTGCCCTTCAAGGATGCCTCTAAGCGTAAGTCCTATCAGAAGAGGTATCACGAAGGTTGGTATGCCGAGAATGGCGACCACCGAAAGCAACAGGTGAAGAATCGCCGTCGTAAATTGAAGCAACGATTTGCTGATTACAAACAAACATTGGAGTGTCATAAATGCGGCCTATCGGGCAAGGACAACCAATGGGCGTTAGAACACCACCACCTCGACCCAAATGAAAAGGTGACTTCGATAGCCCACTTGGTTACGAGTGGCTACTCGTGGGACACCGTAATGGAAGAGGTTGCGAAGTGTATCGTGATATGTGCCAATTGTCATCGAATGGAACATTGGGAAGAATACAAACAGAAAGTCCTGAATGGAGAACCAACAGCCAACGAACCTCGTGGTTATCCTATCGGACAGAATAGAAGGGCCAAGCGGAAAAAACGCGAACGCGATAGACTTGCTGAAATAAATGACAAAACCCGTGAAGGCGACCGAAGCGGCCCCGAACGAACGAATCATTGACCGACACTGTTATATAGGTGGGTTCGTCTTTCTACAAATATGCGAATAAAGAGCATCGGCCATGCCGAGTGGGAAATCCTAAACGAGATGATAAGTAATATAGCGATTGATGGACTCAAGCAAGAGATGTGTCCTGATGAACACGCTTCCAAGCGATTCGATAAAGCGGCGAGTAACATGGCGTCCATGCTCAATAAAATGCTATCAACACGGCGAAAGCACCTGCCTGCCGAACACACTCACTACAAAGGTGATTGAATGCCTTGCCCGAACTGCGGTCAAAATGTGCATTACTACAATTCCTCACCGTCGAATCTCAAAGGTCGAGAATACGATTATTCCTTTGCCAAGTGCATCGGCAAAATAGAACGAGAAGGATGGTCAGCAACCAAGCAAGGTGTCAAGAAGTGGCGCATCAAATACAAAGAAGGCAAGGAGCCGTGTGGGTGGCAAGACGGTGCATCATCCAAACCCAAAACGATTCAACCAATTAGTGGCGGAACGGAGGCCGACGAACCCAAGAAGCACACACCGGTAAAAACCGACCCCCGAACCTATTTGATTGATTGGCACGATGGTAATTAACCATTGACCACCTAACCTCATCTATGCAACGGAATCACTACGCATCAGGATTGCTTCGTGCGTGCCGTCAAGTCCCAAATTGGGCGTCATGGGGTGGGCGAACCAACGCCTATGCGGCGGAGTGGATTCAATTGACATCGGCTCAGAAGTTCTATCGAAAAGCGGCTGTGAACCACAGCGAACCTTCATCCATGACGATATGGTTCAAGTCAACCGAGTTAAACATTGCAAATGGAGTCAAGCGCAATCTCTTCGCCGTCTATGATGCAGGTGTTGCACACGATATATTCTCATTAGAATTGGAAGGCTCGACTGCCAATGGAAACATGTTGAACTTTTTGTTTATGGGAATTGCTACACCCGCTTATACACAGCCCACCAACCTCGGAATCAATTGGCATAATGTCACGATGGTATGGGATGGCGGGGTTACTGAAATATGGCTCGACGGTAGCATGATTCATACAGGGCCACAGTCATACAATGGGGCTATTTCAGCACATACCCTTGGACTCGGTACGCCCGCCGGAGGTGCGGCTCCCGTTTATCTCGACAAATGTATCATAGACGAGGTGGCATTCTTCGATGTTCCCGTTAATCCCGTTACGATTTACAACAATGGAACTCCACTTGACTATGACGCATATGGGATTGTCTTTGTCGGACTAAACGCATCATACGACTTCGACAGTCAGAGTGGTGCTATCAATGCCAAATACATTAGCCCTGCGGCGTTCCCGTCGGGAACCTCACCTTTACCATTCTCGATGGTGGATAGTCCAACAGGTTTTGTAGAGATAACAACCAACGCTCTAAAGTCCACGGACACGACTCAATTCACATCTATGGCGGAAAAATATGGTGATTATGTGGCGGGGTTATACTTGCAATCTCTGTCGTTTAGAAACCCGATTGGCCTTAATGTAGATATGTCAATTGAAGCATGTGGGTTAATGCCATACCCTGCCGGTGGAGGATTCAATTCGTTAGGCTACACAGGGGCTTGGGTAGCCAAGGAAGACCCGTTTAGGACACCTCACATGAGCAAGGCGACCACGATGGTCACAGAGGACTCCACAGCCTATGCGGCCATGGGTGGCTCGGCTTCCCTGACCGGAGTCACTGATGCACGAGCAGGACGACTGTTCTTGCCACGATTTGTCAAGAGGTGATTTGCATTTATCCGTTTGACGAATGGGGCTTTTGAGAGATACTGTTATATAGGCCGACTTGCTACGATAGAACAGAGGGAACAAATATGACCTATACACACGGACTTGGAGACGCACAGGAAAACATGAACGACGACGACGACCACTCGCCTGAGTGTTGCGAATGTGGTCACGAAACAGAATACGACGGAAAAACCACTTTTGGTAGTCTCGTTGCATACAATTACATTTGCCTTGACGAAGACTGCGGCGGCGAGACGGAAGTCGAATACGACTTTGCGTGATTCACATGCTCGTTGAATGGTTGATTGGACTCGCCATTCGCTACAATCAGTGGCGATTCGATGAGTAAGCCTCATAAACATGGGGTCGCCGTTCAAACATTATGAGCAAGGGCAACAAGCCGGCTAAAATCAAAAAGGACAAGCCGAAGCCCATGAGCATCCTATGGGCGTCTGAGCAACCTGTTCGTCCATCCGGCTACGGTGTAGTCACACGAGAATTGGTTAAGCGTCTCGTTCAACGAGGCCACGAAGTCAATGTGATGGGTTGGGACTACAACGGCGAGGACATGAAGCACGAAGAGGGGTGGACTATGGTTCACGCAGGCATCGGAGCATTCGGCTCTGAACTACTCAACGATGCGTCAAATGCACCAACGGTCACTGACATGAACCTTGCAAGACTGCAACCTGATGTGTTCTTTAGCCTGTGTGAGATTTACCACACTGCTCACATGGTTCGCTCATGCAATCGCATGAATGTGCCTCATATTTCATACCTGCCGATTGATGGAATCCCCTTCATCTATGCTTGGAAGGACATCATCAAAATGACGCACACTCCACTTTGGATGAGTGCATTTGGACGACATCAATTCCTGCAATTCATCAATGAGTATCACACCGAAGGTGAGGGTGCTGAATCAAAGAAAGACCCGTTCCTTGACCGTTTCGTGCATGAAAACATTCCAATTCTGTATCACGGTGTTGACATAGACATGTTTCAGCCGATAAGCGACGAAGAGAAGGCTGAAATGCGTGAACAGGTGGGCTTAGGACAGTGGAAAACAGTGTTCACATCTGTTGGTCGCAATGGCAACAGAAAACAGCAACCACGCCTCTTAGAAGCATTTGCTTTGATGTTGAGTGAATTGGAGAATCCACACGAAGTCGGAATGATATTACACACCGGCGACCCAACCAACAGCAAGAATCTCGGCGGGTGGCATCTACCTCACTTGGTCAAGGACTTGGGATTGGAAAACAATGTCACATTCTCTGACACCGACGGCAACCCCGTTCACGGAATCCCACGAAATGATGTTGCAAAATTGTATCAAATCGCTGACTGCCATGTATTGGCGACCAGCGGCGAGGGATTCGGAATCCCATCGGCCGAAGCAATGGCCTGTGGCATACCAATTATCCTTCCCGATAACTCGACCGGCCCTGAATTGGTTGGAGAGGACAGAGGACTTCTCGTTGGCCTTGACACGATGATTAGCGGCCCGACATTCGGAGTCAAATTGGGCGTAGTCTCGGTCGGACACTTGGCTCAACAAATGAAGCACATGGTTGAGAATCCCAAAGAGCGAAAGGAGATGGGTGTAAATGCACGACGGTTTGCCGAAGAATCATTCAATTGGGAAGTGCTAACAGACAGGTTAGAAGAACTTCTTAGGGATGCGGTGGGTAAGCCTCATCCCAATGGAAACAATGCGGTGGTGAAGCATCATGAGTGATAAATTAACAGCAAAACAACAGAGAGTAGCGGAACAAAAAATGATGAAGCGTATGCGTGGAACCATGTGCAAACACATGTGTGAAATACATGGTGAAAAATGCAATGTCATCGTCAAATACAAAGATAAGAGAATCCAAGCAACCGTTGATATGATTGCCGCTATACAGGGCGCACCGCCACACTCGGCTGACAGCAAGCACTACTGTGCAGTGTGTGCCGTCGCTATCCGTGACAATAGGCCGGTGGACGCATATCATAAGACCGCCAATGGAATCATCACACTCAAGAACTTCGGGAAAAATCGTTTGAAAGAAGTCAATGGTGAACTTCTTGACACGACCTTTGAAGAAGAATAGGCGATATGCTTATATAGGGCAGGCCGTATGGATATACATGGACGAACATATCCGAGCCACCGAGCCTAAAATATACACGATTTACGATTGGGAAGGTGTGACAATGCACCTTTGCGACTGCGAAAGCGACCTATGCACCTTTTACTCATGCAATATCACCGACCAACCTTCAAAGTGTGAAGTCGTTGGTTGCAAGGGAAAAATTACAACAGACTTTGGAACATGTGGTTGGGGCAGTAATGCACTTTCAGGGCAAACCGGATGTTGGGGCCACCACTGCCAAGAAAAGCACATGGTATCGTGCAACGAATGCACATTCACATACCGAGCATAAGCGGTTTGGTTATGAACCAAGCCGGTTAAGGCATAAGCATGGCCGTTCCAAGCACACGGGCAGACCTCATCCCCCCAATTGGGGCGGGTGCAGGTTTGCCTCTCACATTAGTGTGGGCTGACGACCTGTCAGATGCCGGTGGCGCAGGTACAGAGGGGTACGCTCTCTTCGACACCACGCTATGGAAAACACCATCAGCGACACAGGTCGCACCGGCTGTTCCAACCGTTGTATCGGGTTCAAGTGCATCGACTCCACACACGACCACACTCGACATGAACGACTTGAACTTCCTTGGATTGACAACGGCATTGAACGCCCCTCGTTTGAACTTTGGAACAGGTTGGCTTGAACACGGTCAGGCCATCCAAGACGCAGGTTTTAGTCGCCACTCGGCAAGTGAAATCAAATCATTCGCACCTGCGGCCACCTCGACAATTACAGAAGCAGGTCGGCATGTTGCCAACCCCCGAAGAACAGCGTTTAACGATGCGGCAAGGCCGGCGAATCACACTTGGCAAACACCACGCCATAACACACTCAAGCGAGCCATACCGTCATATGATTTGCAAATCGGTTCGGTGATTGATGTGGATACAGGTTCAATCGGAACAGTGGAGGCAATCACTCACTCGGCACTAACAGACCTGCCAAGCAACGGCATCGGTGCTACATACGGCGACAGGCATAACAGTGCGTACCTCACCACTCTATGGTCAGCACCAATTTACGATACAACCACACCAACGGGTCTTGACTTATCCTCAATTGTGGACTCAGACATGAAGGCGTTCTCCGCACATTGGGGTGTGAACATGATGGTCAATCAAGAAGTGCTTGAATCAGGAATTGGATTATCCGCACCCGATTCTTTGAACACCGCAATCCTTCATGGGCTTATTGACGGCGATACCCTCAACCTTCCCGCTGAAACAATACAAACAGTTCTCGTCCGTGATATTTTCAAAGACAGTGTGACAGTCATTGATGAGGAAAACACTTTTCCATTGGGTCGGTGTGATTTGGGTAACTCGATGGTGATGGATTCATGTGGCCTAATCGGTTACGAGGGAACCGTGACCGCTACTGCGTTCACATCGGTATCACGATGCTCTAATCCGCCCGAAGTGGTTGCTCCACCTGCTCACCCACTCGTTCCCGACACCGCATGGAACGAGGATGGTGTTGGAACTTTTTCAGCAATCAACATTCAGGTCAGTAGTGGTTTGCCACTAAGACGCAATGGGTTATCGTGGAGTACCCCTCACGACCCGTTGTATCAATACGGTAGTGATGGTGCATACATCGAACCAATGACCGAGGGAGCGATAACAACGGGTATTAGAACACCATTTAAGGGACAGTCATTCCTCACTAATGCCAATCTAACCAAGTTCCACACCGGACGAACAAATCATGTAATCACGGGTGCGAATCGCAATCATTTGGATAGGACGCAATTCAACGAAGTAAATGTGAATGGGCCGAGTGCGCCAAACACCAAATCTACTTGCAATGTTGCATCTCGATATATTCTCGGCGATAACTACGCTTCAGGACAATGGACTGCAACATTGAATCTAAGTCAAGACTTCATGAAGGATAAAATACCAACAAAGGTCAAGGTCGTTCCTGTTCTAATTGGATATAAAACCGTCAATGTTGAGGCAGGAGCAAGTCATCCCGACTCTTCATCAATCGCATTTAAGAAGCCTATTGTTGACTACCATGTTATCGTCAGTCTTGCTCCAACAGTGCGACTAAATGCAACAGTCAATCTAAACAACACTCGAATCGGAAACCCGATAGCACGCAATTTTCCCCAATCAAAACGACTCACCGTGAACACCAACCTTGAGGATGAAGGATGTGAGATTTACCATGCAGTATTCAGAATCAATCCAACCTTGGAACGAGTATTCTTCGACGCCACCTCGCCCTCGGTAGCCGGAATGGGTGTCAACGCAAGCGACTCATCCATGCCGAACACTGTTATGCCACGGCATGACGCTACAAACGGTGGATGGGGTCTTCATCAATTGACTCCGTTTAGGCCCATGGCGAATGCGGATTGGGCGCAGGTTCCTCTCATGTGCGCCGCGATTGAGACAGGTGGATTCTATCAACGGGGAGGTATCTCTCATCTATGGGATGCCGATGCTTACGGTTCAGAATTATTCGTCGGTGCTGACGCCATAGATGCGAGTCATTTCACCCCCGATACATGGGGAACCGGACAGGTGTGGGCCGATGGGACAGGTGCGCTAACGCTACCTCGTGGTAGTGAATTGATGGTGTTCAAATACACACCATCTATGGATTCATACCATACAATTAGAGACACGAGTCCAACAGATAATCCCCTCTATGCAATGACGGTGTTATCGGCGTCAGCGGATTGGTTGAACTCATACCAAGCAGGTTCATTCGCTGTTGTTGGCAATACCCATAAGCAGTATTCAGGATGGCATATTCACGATTGGGTATTCCCCCAAGTCGAACTAATGAGATACTTGGGACGAGAGGACAAAGCGAATGCTCGACATCCTCGTCACAGTCTAAATCCATCAGGAACTCCGATATTCCATCCAACCCTTCACTGTGCTTCCCTCCGCTTCATGGACGACGGCAGGATGGCTATGGCGGCCGTTCACAGAGACTATATCGGCTCCACCGAAGAATACCCATCGTCCGACATTTCATACCCGTATAACCCAGACAGTGGCTCAGGCTCAGGATGTCCGGCAGGGTATTATCGAAGTGGCTCACAGTGCATACCAATTACATCGGGTGACAATCCCGACGGTGAGGACAACCACACCGACCCGATAACAGGTGAGGTGATTGAAGGCCCGCCGCCCGCACCAAGCAATGGAAACGGGCAAGGTCACACAGGTGGTGGAGACAACTTCACATTGTATCCATCATGGAGTCGTATTCAAGCCAACACATCGGGACGCTCTCTCATCCTCATGTGGTCGGATGCGAAGGCACAGGATGGCAGGGCTAAGGGTGGGAACGCTCTATTCGACGCCAAAGCAATTAGGGTCGATGGCGCAACATATCACACTCAAAATTGGACTTTTTCCGATACATGGTGGAGTGGCTCACGCATCTCATATTGGTATGGTGAAAGTGGTCAAAGAGCAATACCAATCACATACGGTTCATACCCCGAAGTGAGAATGTCCCATGCCAATTTGCCAAAATGTCTTCCACATTTGATGACCACGGGAATCGTACACGGTTATCCCCTATTACAACCGATAGACCGAATGAGCATAGCGTCAGGGACTCTCAGGGATTTTGCCGGAACAGATGTTTGGGCGCAAGACCGATATGACTTTTTGAAGCGAACACGATTCGTTCCGACCACGATTGGATTCGCCGACTTTGGGGCAGGTGCAAATCCACATCAAGAGATGGGTTGGTCGGGTTGGTCATTTGCTCAGGGATTATACGACCCAATCGGATTCGGTAACAACACCATATTCTTCTCGGATGACCCCGAATCAATGAACAAACCCGACGGCACAGCGATAATTCCCATTGCACAGGGTCAATGGTCAGGCTTTGGGTCATCAACCCAATTCGGCCACATGAAAGGCCCACAGACCGCTATTAGCCACCACGGGCCACTAAGTTATGGCTTGGCGACGACAGACCACCCATTCAAGGCCGACAGGATATGGAAGAATGTTCATGGCGGCGTTGGTTATGACATTCCATTACACTTACTTGCACCGGCACAGGTGGCGGTACGCGCTCGTGCAGGCGGCCGCAACAGCCTCGATTTGGAGATGGAGACACCATTCCATAGGACGGATACTCTACACCTCGACGGGGCCGCCTTATTCAACACAGGATTCGACTTGGGTGGCAAGGCCACACCCGCATCAGCGAGAACTCAATTGGGGCAGTATTACCTCCGAAGTAATCTATGGAACGACGACTCAAGGGACTTCATTAGCAAGACCGGAGGACTTGAAGCCAAGGACAGGGTGCATGGGCCACTTATTGAGGGCGACGGATTGGAAGTATTTTGGAACGACCACCCGACCGAACACTTTCACGCCGGTGCAATCCCATTGATGCCAAGCACAGATTATGATATTGCAGTAATCGAGAACGAGCGTTATGCACCCGCCCTATTGGGACGGATAGATGAAATCAGTGATTTGGATTATGTTGCAGTATCAGAACAATTGCAATCATCAGTCGATGTGCATGTTGCATCATCGGTTAGACCAATGTGGGATTCGGGTGCAATCGTTTCAGGACGAGGAACAGGGATGCGGGATAATGCAAAGAATGCTTTCGTCTCGACGCAACGAAACGAGATGGATGGCTCGGCTATACCGCCAGCGGCGCAAGCCGTGACAGATAACGGACTCGGTAAGGGACAGCGCGTTGTTAGAACAGATGACGGCACGCTACACATGTTCAACATAGAACGGTCAGGGATGCTCAATGCGAACGAACTACCCGTATTCACCCACTACACCAAGCCCTTGAATAGTGACATGTTTTGGAATCGAAAAGCCCAAAAAGTCAACCCATCAGTGTCAACATATAGTGGCAAGGATGAAGTCGGCCCACACTTGAATAGCGGAGAGGTTCTACGGTCAGCGGCTTTCACTTCAGACAGTGAAGGAACAATTCACGCAGTCATCGAGATAACCCCAAATGGTGATACCAAGCACGCAATGTATTACACATACGCCAAGCGGGTTTTGAAGAATTACAACCCCCACCCCGTCTATGAATGGGATTGGACGGTGCATACACCGGTGCTATTGTCAAATCCAGCATCGGGATACAATCTACGAACACCGACATTGGCATGTGATTCTCAAGACAGGTTACACTTTGCCTGTCGAATGGTATCGACTCAATCCCATATTATCTACACGACCAAGTTAGCAGTCGAAACGACATTTGTTTCGTTGCCAACATTTGCCGACGACCCCGCTACATGGCCGGAGGGACAGTGGTCTAAGGTCAATAAAACACTATCAGACCCTCCGGTAATCGGAGATAATTCAGCAGGCAATACGAGTCATGCTGTGCGTGACTGTGACCACCCCAAAATATGCCTGCTTGGGAACAACACACCAATCGTGTTTTATCGTGGCGGCATGGCAGTGGACTCACCGTTGTTTGGCGATAGGGCAAACGACGCAATCTATTGCAACATCGGGAAGTCTGTGGCGGGTTCACTCGACCCTTCGGGACGATACACATTCAATGACGCCGACGCAATACATGTCGTTGGTGTTCAGAACGCATCCCAATATCCCTCATCGAAAGTGATTTACTACGACGCAATCATAGATGAGAGGAACAGAGCATTTGTCACCGTGATTAAGGGTGATGTTGGGCGAACTGTTTTAGTCAATTCATTCCAAGGCGACAAATCATTCGTGAGCCAATATACGCAGGCGGATGGACTTGGAACAACCAAAGCACTGTTCATTCCAAAGACTACTGCTGTTCGACCGAATTACCAACACATCACCACGACCACCAATGGTCAAGGTGAGATACACATGATTCTTGGATTCACATTGGGTGGAGATAACGCCGACTACATGGGTGCGACATTTAGGGATGGTACTACAACAGCGACAGTCGGGCCGATGGGATGGCCTGTGACTCCAACAAATGCTTCACAGGTTGCAGGGACACCGCCTGCGGGACTTGGTGTGGGTGGAGGGTACGAACTACCACCTGTCGGAACTAATGCAGAGTGGGCGCAAGGTGGGACAAATAACACTCCTTTGACCGGTTCGATAACTCACTTCATGGAGGTTTGGATGCCAACATTCGAGTTCTCTCAGGCGGCGGGCGACCCCGACCAAGTGATACGGTCAATCAACATTCGGTGGCTCTCCGTCCCATCTATGAATTATGATGCAACAAACGGTTGGTATCCTGTCGGCTCCGGTCAATCACTATCAGGACACGAGGACTTCACACACACTAACCCCCAATTAAGGTATCAGCGGTTTTGGGGATTCGATGCAGGCGAATTGGATTTGAAGTGGAACACCAACGAATTGTCTTGGATGAACACACCACATGGCGGCTCGAAAGTATTCTACCCATACAGTGGAGGTTCATTCGTGACAGTCGGTGAAGGTGAAATCACAGGTGACGGTGTAGCAGGTTGGCCCCTTTGAATAGTTATCGAAACGCATAACCTCCCTCCACTTTTCTGTTTTCTTTATAAAGGGTCGGCAGTTCCTTTGTCCGACATGCTTATATAGGGGCGTCTGCTACGATTAAACATGGACGAAGCAAGCATCATTCAAATAACAATCCGAAACATACGCCGCCAAATCGACGAACTCATTGAAAGTCAATGTGACTTTTACCTTTTCCTTGAATTAAGCGACAGACTCGACGACCTGTTGGTTCACGCTGACGCTCTAAAGCGGTCTGCATACAATGTGGCTTGATTATATAGGTGGGACACGAGTCTCAACATATGACCGTAGTCCGTATCAACATTCCATCCAAAAGTGGACTTCCCGATGAGTGGGACAGGGTTCGCCCTGACTTCCCCATGCCGTCTCCGAGACTGTATCAAAAGGAGGCACTGTCCGTGGCCTATTGGGCTTTGGAGAACGACGACTTCGATAACATAGTCATCCAAGCACCAACGGGAATCGGAAAATCGGCAATCGCCATGACTGTTCAAAATCAATTCAAATCAGCATACCTGTTGACCCCATCACTCGGTCTTGCCGAGCAATACAAAAATGACTACGGCCACCGACTCTCTGAAGTCCGAGGCCGGTCTAATTTTGATTGTTGGGCGAGGTCGGGAACTGCCAAAGGTGCGCCATGTTATTCTAAGAAAACAGGCTCCTGCAAGCACGCTAAACGCAGTGAAGACGGGGGAGAGCCATGTGGATACTACGAACAACGATTCGAGGCCGAGGATGCCCGTTTAACCCTCTCAAATCCGGCATACCTGTTTAGGGCTGTTCGAGGCTATACCAATTTTGACCAACGAGAGTTCGCAATCATAGACGAAGCGCATGACATGGAGGGATTCATCCACGATTTATTGGAGGTTCGATTATCCGCCAAGGAGTGGACGACAGTGTTCGGCAAAGAGGTGTTTCCACATCATCTGACACCCAAGGATTGGCGTGCTGAAATCAACGAGAGAATCGAGGTGGCTCGCTCTGTTCTAAGCCAAGCCGAGGGTGACTTGGGAATGACCAAAAAAGAGAAGGAAGTCGAGGCCATTCGTGAGTCGGTTTCCAAAATGGAAACGGCACTTGAGATTCTGACCAAGCCGTCCAATGTTCACATATCGTTTGAGCATAACAAATGGGGAGATTACCTATGCCTCAAGCCTATCCGTGTGAGAGATTATGCGGCGGAGATACTTGAGAGCATATCGAAGAAGCGAGTGCTGTTATCGGCGACCATACTTGACATTGATACATTCCTCCACGGACTCGGTTTGGAGAACCAAAAGACGCTTTACATCAACATCACGAAGTCACCATTCCCATCCGAGAACTTCAATGTTCACTTCGTCCCATGTGGTTCGATGTCATGGGCGAAGCGAAAGCATACAATTCCAAAGCAAATCAAGGCGTTGGATGCCATCCTGAGACAATTCCCCAATAAGCGAGGGGTTATCCTGCCACATAGCCATGCGATACGCAAGGAAGTGGTGGATGGACTGATTGCATTGGGTCACGGAGACAGAGTGAGGACTCACGATTCAAATGCTCGCGCTCGTGATGAAGTTCTAAACGAGTTCTTCACGAGTGAGCGAGATGATTTGGTTCTCATCTCAACCTATGTCAAGCAGGGATTTGACTTCAAGGGCAAATTGGCCGAGTGGCTTTGCATACTCAAAGTGCCATACCTGCCGACTCAAGACCCTGTTATCTCTGAACGAATGATGCAAGACGAATTGGCATGGCGAAAGGTGCATGAAGACACTCCATCATGCCCGTATCAACCTCCGAACAAATACACAGGTGACTTATGCGGGGCCGGATTCACTTGCCCTGCACCGTGTCAAAAGTGGTATCAATTGCAAACGGCTCTCTCCATCGTGCAAGGCGCAGGTCGTGTCGTGAGAACGCCTGACGATGTGGGACACCTGTTCATTCTCGATGGTGCGTGGACTCGATTCGCCCGTAACAGCGGGCATCTCATACCTTCTTGGTTTAGAGACAATGTTCAAGACGCACCAAAGTGGCTGAAAAGACAATTGTAGCGACACTGTTATATAGGTGATACACACAGGAGTAGATATGCCCCGACGAACCCTGCATAAACCGAGCGAAGAAAACATCAGTCGAATGATGATTACTGATAAAACAGTCGAACTCAACCATTGGAACAACGAAGATTGGTTCGGCCACACTTGCATGGTATCGGGAACAGGAAAATACCGATTCAACCAATACGGGACAACAGGATTCGCACATTGGCAATACCGTTTCAGTTCTAAGGATGCGGCTATTTCGTGGCTATGTTGGACACGAGGCGTCACTGTCCGTCGAGTCGAAAAAGACCACCCTCAATACGAAGTTCGCACATACCGGTTGGGTGATTACTGATGACCGAGAAGAAAGCAGGAGTAATCGCAATTGACCTCAACCACACTAAATATATCGTGAAGGCAGTGAATGCTCTCGTGAACATGAATCAAGACATTGACATCGACCTCAACGCTTTGGTTTTGGCCGCAGGTGAAGGGCCATTCGTCCCGAACATTATGCAATTATTTGCCAATAGTGATTAACCATAGTCGGCCTTGAACGGTCATGGGCGACGAGACAAACCGCTTTATTCGGATTGTCAGAGCGCCGGAAGACGACCCGTTCATCATCACGCCACCGAAGGTATTACTCGATGAAGTCGAGCGTTTAGGGCAAGACCCACGGCGACCAAGAACGGCTGTTGCACGATGGGCTACGAGCATTTGGGCTGAAACCCGAAGAGAGTCAATACGCAGGGGAATAGATGCTCCGGTGCAAATGGATAACATACCCGTCGAGAAGGAATTGATGGAGCGACCTGCTCACTATCCGTCTGACTTTGGACTCGGCCTAATACCGTTCCCGAATGAATTGGGTGGATGGCAATTGGATAAGACAGAAACCACCTGCTACACGAGCCTATCCGCACCAAGACCGTTTGACCCTCACCTGCATGGAGACATGACAGCAAAGACTGTTGGGTATGGTTATCAATATCACGGCAAGTCTCCGTTCCCCGATAGGTATGACATCGTGAATCGCCGTGGAGGTGGGCCGAGAGGTGGGTTTGCATACACGACAGGGCCGACCGAAGGCAATTATCCTCAAACGATTCTACCATCTCCAACATTCAATTTGGGCGAACTCGGATTCTCTGATGGCGGGTGGAATCCCGAAGGACTCCAATACACCAACAGGCCACGCAGGATGCGCTTAACGGGCCTCCGCAACTCTTGGCCTCATCGTGCATACTTTGTTCGGTCGAGACAGGTCATGTTTAGGAATGTGTATGGCCCGATGTCAACCGATGAAGCAACACCTCAAGCACCAACAGTCATCATAAATGGGTCACGGCCGATTCACGGAATCCTTGGAATTGGTAGTTCACATGAATTGAATGCACCACGAAGGTTATCGGTGTCAATATCCTCGGTAGCAGGACGCCGGTCGGGAACTGCAAAAATCGGTGACACTGTTCAGGTTTTTCTTGCACCCCGACGGTGGGCCAATCCGCCGTTAATTTTCACAGGATATGTTTCTGACATCGTAGAGACGACGAACCAAATCAATCTCACATGCCTCGATACACTTGGGTTCTTATCGAATGAAACAATCACCGATGAATCAATCTCGATGAACGGTGATGCGGCTTCAATTTTGAAAGGCATCATTGCCGGTTCGTCATACTCTCCCCCTATCGGGCGCATTAGCACACAGAGTCGGGTGATAATCCCATCAGGACAAACGCTGAAAGGAAAATCGAGGCTCGATGCGGTTCAAATGGTATTGGGATTCATCAACATAAATCCCGAACCGATGAACATTTATTCTGATGCTCAAGGGTATATCAACCTGCGAAAATTGAAAGATGCGGAAGACACCGACATCACACCGCTTGTCGCAGGTCGCTTGCCGAGAACTGATGTGCCGCAGGACTTCTACCCAACGAGTGTAGAGAACAGTGCCGGCGACCTCGACTTCTACAATGTCGTGACGGTTCAAAATGATGCGCTGGGCATTAGTGTGACCTATCCGGCTGTCACGGATTCATTCTACCCACTCCGCCCTGTTCATCGAGTGGTGCATGAGGATAGCGTCAAGAACGATGACCAAGCACTTAGATTCGCAAAATTGATGCTATCTAACAACGGTCGAGTCAAGCAACAATTCATCGTTGAAGGTTTGCCTGAACGATTTGACATTTACGCCGGAGATGTGATGCAATTCGCCACGGCATCCGGTATTGCAGGCAGGCATAGAATATACGGAGTGTCGTGGAGTATGACACCCGACGGGTCTTCCATGACCCTGACGGTCGGCAAACAATCGGCCAATTTAATCTCGACAATTCGGTACGCCAACCAACTGTCTCTGTGAGGAATCAATATGAAATGCAAACGCCCAACTAAGCACACACCCCAATTTGAGGGCAAGAAAAAATGCAAGCAATGTGAGTGTGAGGCTTCCACCCACTCCGCCGAGAATACTCGCCCTCCCCTTTTTAACGGCGGGTTGGGGCCACTCCTGCCACGAAGGCAGGCTTAGTCGGCTCTGATTATTCCTTGTAGCCACCCCTATATAACCTTGCCGGTATATATGTTTAATGATGGGGGCTTTTTGCCAAAATCGGTCATGAAGGTTTTGAACGCATATAGGTTCCATGTGTTTTCCACACCGTAAAACATGAAAAAGCCCTATTCTTTAATCCCCCCTGTAAGGGGGGATTAACTTTTTCGATTCATTGGTGCAAAGGGTCTTACAGACACACATGTTATTTATTGTGTATGTGTATATTATAGAAAGAAGAAAGAAGAGAATAAAAGAAGAATAGAAAAGAAGTGATTGATAAAGGTGGGCTTGGGCTGTTGGAGAGTATGACCCCCGAACTCGTAGTGAATCAATCGAATGAATCTTCATCCGACTTCCTGTTTGAATGTGCAGGACTGCCTGTTAAATTGACATTCCTTTCATCCACCAAGGGACGGATGGAGTTCGCCGCCGAAATTGACGGTGAGCCAAAAGGCAAAATCAATGTGCTATCACAGCACAGTATCACTCGCATGTCGAAGTCTGTTGACGGCATAGATGTCAAGGACTTCACCACGACCATGCTCAAAGCAGGCGTTATTCTCCGTGACGGAACTTATGTGATTGCCACAGTAGCCGATAAGAAAAACGCTGAAATCGAATCTCTGACAGGTGCGTTATCGTCATACGGGGAGATTGAAGAAAAAAGCATCAAATCATTCTTGGGTGAGCGTTTCCTGTTCGATAAAATCAACAACATATTGCACGAAAGCCGTGAGACTCCGTTCGTCGGTGATGATGCAAACCTGCTCTTGACATTCCTCGTTTTCCTATCCTGCAAGACAGACAATCCACTCAACCTTGAGATGATTGGGCAGTCGTCAAGTGGAAAGACATACATGACTCTGACAGCCCGTAACGGCTTCCCTAAGAGCATGATTATGGTTCTCGCCGGTGCTTCAAAAGAGGCTCTCAAATACGACTACGATGAAGTGGATGAGGAAGGTAATTTTATCGTCAATGTTGACGGTCGGTGCATCGTGGTTCTTGAGAAGGACGAGTCGTATGGATTCATCAAGAAAATGAAGCCCATCATGTCCGGTGACGACGACGAATTGGTCTGGAAGACGCCTATCAAAAACGAACTAACAGGTGAGATTGAGACTCGTGACTTTATCATTCGTGGACGACCTTCATTCATCACATTGACCACTCGCAATCCAAGTGAAGAGGAACAGATAACTCGTCAATTGATTATGACCCCCGATACAACGGTTGAGAAGGTTGGTGATGTGGTTAGAAACGCTCTGTTGGCGAAGGCTCGACCGGAACAGTTCACAGTCCACACCGATTTGAAAATGCTTCAAGCATCCATGTTATCTCTGAACCGATACAAAGTTCGCAACATATTCGCTCCACTCATGGTCAACTTTTTCCCTGCCCGCAACGCTCAACACCAACGGGACATCGGCAAGGTATTGAGCATAATAGATGCGGTGACATTGCTCCATCAAAATCAACGACCGGTGCAAACCGGTGCTGATGGAACACAGTATTTGCTCTCATCAATCGAAGACAATGTGTTGGCATTGGTGCTATGTGACCTCGTTCTCCGAGCAAGTCTATCCGGCGTTCCTGATGATACATGGTCTATCTATCAACAGATGGCGTCAATGGAGGAAGCAAAGCGTCCACTGACGGAAGACAATATCCTTCAATGGCTTAGTCTCCACGCCTTTACAGTCACCAAGAACACGCTCAAGGACACGCATTTGCCGACCCTTGAGGATGCAGGACTAATCGAGGTTGCTCGCCGTGGCGGTGGCCGTGGCGGTGGCAAGAAGGCATTCAAAATGGTGAAGTCACGAGCAGGTCTGATGGATGACTACGCACTCTCACCACTCTTCGTTGATTCGGCGTCGCAGAACTTGCCGGATTTGATTGCCGAGTTCTCTGATGTCATCGAACAGTGCGCCGCACCTATCAAGTCATTCCCGCTACGGGGAGAAGACACCAAAATCATTCGCCGATTGGGTTGCCCAAGCAAAGAAGCATCTCTCGTTTGGCGTTCCCTATTCCTGCCGTCCTATCTCCGACCGAGTGGCAAGAACACACTTCTTTGGGATATTGTCGGGAAGGACTCAAAACATCGTGAGAATCTATTCAACGGCGAAGCATGGTTTGGCAAGACATCCGATACAATTGGTGTCGCTACGAAGGCTTTAGATAAGCGTCGAGAAGTCAAGCAGGCAATTAGAACAGCCTCGCAGTCCGGCGATTTGGCCGACTCTGACCTATGGGAATCAATGATGGAAGCGCAACTCGCTTCACTTGAGGAAGATGTTTGACCTTCATATAGGTGGGGCGACGATGGAAGGTTGCTAAGACAGCACACACACAACATAAGGTGAAAAAATATGGCTACACAGAAAGGAAAAACACTGCCCGCAAGCGTCCAAAAGAGACTACAACCGTTCATTGACAAAGGGATTCAAAATGGAATCTTCTCTGACAATCAACCGGTCGTTGCCCTCTACCGTCGTAAAGCAACTGAACTGAAAGACACTGTTACCGAATTGGGTGGCATGAAGAATGCAAACGCACAGCGATTCGTCGCCAACTGCGTTATGACTGACCTCTCGGCTATGCTTCGTCAAAAGTCCTATGTCGGGCATCTCGACATTTGGTCATGTGACTCACGAACAACCCGAACAGGCCGTCAAATGGCTAACATCTTCGGCCAAGTCGTCATTGAAGACGGTGACTCCACCATGGACTCCGCACTTTTCAAAATGTCTCTATGGGATGAAGACGCAAGCCTCGCTGATGACATTGCAAGTGGCATCACATACAGTGCAAGCATCTCATGCAAGAACCTTGACATGGAAATCCTTGACCTCAAACCACTCTCTGGTATGACCGTATTCACCGAAGAAGAATACGAACACGCCGACCGAACTCAAATCCTCCGTGACACTTACGAAGTGACTCCGATTGCTGAACTTGAAGAAAACATTTCACGCAACCGTAACGACTTCCGCATGGTCGAAGCAACCGTCTCTTACGCAGGTGTTCAAACCTCAAAGACAGGCAACGCTTTCGGCAAAATGTTGCTCAAGGACGAGTCAACCATGACCATCGAAGCGATTGAATCCGGCGAAGGTCTGATGCTCAACGCTCTGTGTGACACCGAGACTGCAAACCGATTCGGAAAATACTCTGAAGTCCTTGCTCTCGTGACCACATCAATGTCCGACCAATACGGTTTATCATCCAACATCCAATGCGCTGTTGGTATCGTGACAATTGCACCACCTGTTGTTGAAGCACCTTCGAGTGGCGACGACAAAGAGGACAACGCCTCTGACTACTTCAATAAGTCAGCGGAAGCCGTTGAAACAATCACTCTTGATGACGACGAAACAGAGGATGCTGACGATGCACCGCCTGTTGACGCCGCAGTCGAAGAAGAAGTCGAAGAAGTGGTTGAAGAAGCCACTCCTGAGCCTGCCAAGAAGGCCGAAGCACCCAAAGAGGGTGAAGAAGGTTGGACTGCCGAGGGCGACGACGAAGAATGGGACGACGATTGGGACTGATACCAACTACTCCAACTCAAGCGGCCCTGCGGGGTCGCACGAGAACAGGGGGGCATAGGTGTCACTGCCTGCGAAGGCGTGAAAGGTTTCCACTACCTCACATCACCTATGCTCTCCGCCTCTGATTCAATTGGGGCAGGGGAGTTAGGGGTTTCGCCCCTGCTCCTTTGAGCGAACTACTTATATAGGGGAACTCACTACGAGTAACATGGACGGAGCAACAACCCCCCAAGAAGCATACGACATGATGGCATACCAAGTAAGTGAAGGCAACCTTAACGCCTCCAACTTCGTGAAGTCAATGATGAGCCAATTTGAAACCAAAGGACGACTAAGCCCAAAACAGATTACATGGGCTATCAAATTGTCAACAGAAGCCGCACATAAGGAAGCCGACCCAATGGCTTTTGAAGACGAAGACGAAGACGACGGTGACTTCATCGAAGTCCTGACATTCATGACCGAAGTCGGTCTAACCAAGGCTCGCCTAACATTCGTTCACGGTGCAAAGAAAGTGACATTCTCTCGCTCTCCTGCACACGGCAAGAACCCTAACCACATCTATGTCAAGGTCGAAGGAGATTATGTCGGAAAAATTACACCGACAGGACACTTCGTTGGCCCTTACTCGTGGTCATTCCCATACGCTACCTCTATTATGTACGATATGGTTGATGCAGGTGTTTCAGAATACATTCTCGCATACGGCAAGCACTCCGGTATATGCGCTTGCTGTGGACGAACTCTAACAGACGAGCGTTCACTCACAGCCGGTGTCGGCCCTGTTTGCGCCAAGCATTGGAACATCATTTGGGGCTGAATAACGGCCTTCATATAGGTGTGGTTCTCTAAACGGGTTATGAGCAACCCAAGGAACTCGAAAAAGAAAGCGGAGAATTATGCGAACCTAATCGCTTCATGCGATACAGGTGAAGACATGATTCGCAACCGTTCCCGCCACATGAAGATTCAAGGATTTTCAGGGTCGGGCAAATCAACATACGCACTCACATTCTTCGCACACCAAGCGAAAGACATTGCACCCGAAGAGGCTCTTATGCTCATCGTGGACTGCGACCTTGAAGGCCAAGCCGACTTGGTGGCTCGTGATGAAATCGTCCCGCCCACGCTACGCTCACGCATTCTACGCAAGGTGTGCCGAACTCCTGACGATGTGAACGACATCTCTCTCGCATTCATTGACTTGATGCGACAACATCAAGCCGACCATCCCGACGGTGTTCGTGTGTTGGTCATGGAGAACGAGGGTGCATTCTATCTCTCGTGCCGTGAGCATTACTCCGTGAGCGTTCACGGCAAGACAGAGGGCGACCTGTTGCTCTCAAGGCAACAGGAGGCACTAAGCCAAGGGAAGAAGACTCTCCCTGCCTATGCCGAGGGACAGATGCACGCATACAAAGTCATCAACAAATTATTCTATTCGCCATACGAGCGACTCAAGATTGGAGGGGAAATGTATTCCTATCACTTCTTGAGTACGGTGCTTCTAAAGACCAAGACAGAGAATTATGGAACTCCAAACGAGAACCGAATCGTGTTGGCCGCAGGTCGTCCTGACATGACAGACCCACTGTTTGATTGGATTGTCGAGATGAGCCAACAACAGCGAACTGTTAAGGGTGAGATACAGGTGCGACACTTTGCACACATCAAGAAGTCTCGTGCCTGCAAGCCATTTAGACTTGAAGACCCGACTCAGAAACGATTTTGGCAAGCAGTCGAAAAGGCATCAGAGTGAGTAGAATGAAAGTCCCATACATCTCCGCATCAAGGCTACGCACAGCGCAAGAATGTTCCTTGAAATACCACTACCACTACGAAGAACCAAACGCCGATGCGATTGCATTGAAGGCGATTGGAAACCATCGTGATGAGAGTCAAGCGGGACGATTGGGAAACAATGTTCACGACGCCTTAGAAGAGTGGCGACGACCTGATGAGAAGGGTGCTACACCCAAGCCATCATTCGGACGCCTAATGACGCTCTACAAAGAGGTTTCAGCGAAGCGTGAGGTTGACTTATCATTCTATGAAGACGGCAAGAACATGCTTCGCCGTTGGTTCGACCGCCGTGGTCGTGAACCGGTTCGTGCGCTCTATGTCGAGCGAATGTTTGGTTCATTCGACCCTCTCGTCGGGCCGCATATTCTTGAAGGAACGGGAACCCCCGTACTTGGATTCATTGACCTTATCGTGGAACATAAGGACGGCACTATCGAACTGATTGACTACAAAACCCAACGCATGGATATGACGCAGGGTGAAGCCGACCATAATACTCAAGCCGCAATTTACCTCGCCGTGGCACGAGAATGGTGGCCCGACCGACCACTCCAATTCACATTTGATTTACAACGACATGGAACGGTTACGACCGTATGGACGGACGAGCGTCTTGAGACATTCAAGGATTGGCTACACAGCCAATACCTGTCAATCCTCGCCGTTGATTCATCCAACACTACCGAGGTTCCTGCAACCATCGGAAAGGGCTGTCAGTGGTGTTCATTCACTGATATATGCCCGACTGCTCAACAGATGATGCACAATGGTGCGTGGGACATGTTGAATCCAACCGACGGTTCAGACCTGAATGATTTGCTAAACGAATTGGCAGTCATCAAGGCGAGTACAGCCATGCTTGGAAAGCGAAAGAAGTCGATTGATGAACACATCAAAACACAGGTGTTCGACCGAGAGATGAAGGTTGAAGACTGTAAAGCCGAGACTGATAATTGGTCTATCGAATGGCGAGAACAAACCCGCCGTTCATACATTCCAACGGAAGTCCAACGACTCATTCCATCAACTGTATTCGGAACAATGGTTTCGTTATCCAATTCAGCAGTGGATAGGATACTACCTATTCTTCCCGATGATGTGGCCGCCGCAGTTAAGCGAACTCAAATCAGCAAACCACAGCGAATGTTGATAATCAAAGCAAAGGATGATGGAGCCGAAGATGACCAACAATGATGATGAAGAAGTGAAGAAACCTGAAGAAGTGCCGTCATCAAAATACGGCTCTCGGCGAAAAGGCCGATTAGGTAAATCCGACGGTCGCAATGTGCGACGACTTCATCAAGCCATGCTCACAGCAGGTGCAGTATTTCCTGAAGGCGACCCAATCTCAACAGGTGAGATACTGTCTTTGCCCAACCAACCGTTTGAGATGAACAGGCTATCGAACCACTTAGCCAAGAAGCCTCATTTGTTCTTCAACGCAGGCTCGGTCAGAATCGCTTCACTCGATGGACGAACCAAATATCCTCAGAAGGTATGGCTCGCTTTTCCAGACGCATACGATGAGTAGCCGGAAGTGTTATATAGGGCGCCCCCTATGGATATACATGCCCCGATACGAAACAGCAGTCCGACGCCTAACCAAAAGAGCCGACACATTTTTCGGAATGGAATTATATGATTACATTCTGACATTTGCATACCTTAGAGATGACCGAATCGTGTTCAACGAAAACCGAACCATGCAAGACAATTTTAGCGTATGGCTTGCCTTCGACTCCAATCACCACGCATTGCACACTGTTCTTTTGAATCGTTTGGCCCGCCAAGAAGCCACCGCTTGAAATATAGCCGGAATACTTATATAGGCCACCCCCTATGGATATACATGGACGGAACAACACTCGCCACCCCCGAAGCCAGCATTGAAAGCATTGACCTATACGCTAATGAAATTGAAAGACTACATGTCATCATTATCAAAGCACGCAACGCCCTGAAAAACAAACAATACGAAACCACTAAGGTTTATCTGAATGAGGCTTGATTGAAATAGGTGGGACGAAGGTGTTAGAGGCATGAGCCTCACACCGAACAGCAAAGTTAGTCGCTCTGTTCGCCTTAGTGCGAATGGAACTTCTCTTGCGGCGTTCTTGAGCAGGCTTGCTTTAGACAGCCCTCCTGTGCCGGTTCGCATACTCTTTGAGCCGGAAGGTGCATCGTGTTGGACTTTGAACGCAGGCAAGACCCTGATGGTCATGTTTGACCGACATCCGATTGTTGGGTTGAAGGTCAAGCAACCGTGTGCCATCGTGTGCAACCCGAAAGAGTTAGCCGACTTGGTTCGTTCCAAATCGAAGGGTGAGACAATCAAGGTCATGACCGATGCCAACGAGCCAATCAAAATCCTAACCAAATCAAACGGCGGTGCGGAGATAATGCCTGCCGATGAAAACGATTGCATGACAATCCCTGACAGGAACATAATGCCTATCGCCGATGATAAGAGATTGTTCCCAATGTTCGATGACGAACCCGCCACGAGCGAGGCAGTATTTTCACATACCGAATTGACGAAAGCCAATATGGAAATGAAGACAGCAAATGCACCGTATGTCGTGATGACATTTGGTGACAAAAGCGAGGCAAGAAGTGGTCATTGGAATGGTAAGACTACACGGTCTTGGACGCCGATTGTATCGACCTTGACAGGAGTACCATTCACAGTCTCATTCACCGATACGCTAAACGATGTCATTAGCGTGCTTGCAGGGACGACAGACAGCCTCAAGGTATCCAAGCATACCAAAGGGCAGTTCGTCGTCGTAGAGAGCCTTACAGGACATAAAACAACCATAGTCGCCACAGAAGCCATAAAGGAGATATAACCATGAAAAACGAACGATTTATTGATACCGCACAAGCCGCCTTGCACATGAACGAAGATGATATTGCTCACCTGAAAATGTTGGTCAGTCTTGACCTCCTTCTCGCCGAAGCAGGAATAACGGATGAGCAGGTGTCGCTTGCTTATGCCAACAGACTTCGGTCAGAGATTGGGAACGCCGCCGCCGACCTAAATCTTCTTCTTGATTGAACACCGTTAAGAACCCCTTTGACCACAGGGTTAGGTATGACCGTTCACTCCTTCTCAGGCGTAACCGCAAAAATCACCGTATCATCGTCACTCGTTGGCTTCGTGTCGGGTGACTTTTCAGTCGCAGTCGCAACAGGCAAATACATCGAATTAGACTCAACAGTGGCAACGAGTCACACCCGTGGTCTTCGCTCCGGTTCAGGCTCGTTAAAATTGGCTTGGGGTATCTCTGATGCCACACTCTATGCAATGTTCAATGCAGGTGATGTTTTTGATGTCACCTTCGATAATGATAGTCCAGCAACAGGAGTCGCAGGCGCTCACCAATACACACTTGCGTCTTGCGTCTTCACCGACCTCGCAGTCGAAGGAGTCGAGGCAGGAGCAGAGGGTGCGCTAATGATTAACGCATCCTTTGAAGCCCTCGATTGGTCAAGAGTTGCTTGAGGACAAAAAACGCTTAGGAGGCACACCCTATGACATGGTTAGATAACGCAATAGAAAAAGCAGGCGAAGCAATAGAGGTTGATGTCCGACATCTAAACCTCGATGTTGAAACGATTCAAGTGAAACCACTTTCCGCAAGTGAGTATCAAGCACTCAAAGCACACCCCGACATTCGTAAATTGTCTTCTGAAGAAGACAGAACCGAGCAATTGGGAATGATGATGGTTTGCGAGATGATGAGTAAATGCGACAGTTCAATTTCATGGACGAAAATGAAGAAAATGCCTCTAACTCTCATCGGTAGTCTATCCACAGCAATAACCGACGCCATCGGACAGATTGGCGGCGGCGGTGCGTTGGGGGAATAATCGCCCTTGCCGAATCGGACGAGGGCCAACATTACTACGAACTATTCACCGACCTTGGAATGACACCTGCCGAATGGCGGGAACTTGACCAAAGGGATTCACTGTTCTTACTCAAGGCCAAGAGTGAGAAAAATAAAAGGCTCAATAACCATAACCGCCAAAGTCAATCTCGTAGCCGGAGGTGATGACAATGGAGAAGCACGAAATAATACTCGCACTCAAGGCCAAGACCGGTGCTTTTAGGAAGGATATGACGGCCGTCTCGGCCTCGCTATATGCGGCGGGTGGTGCGGCATCCCGTATGGGAACTGTCGCTCGTGGCGCACTAACAGGCGTCGGTGCGGCAATGACTGCTACCGCCATATCGGCGAAGTTAATGTCAAAGTTGATTATTGAATCATCCAAATTATTCGTTGAATACAACGACACTTTGGCTCGCACAGGAGCAATTCTCGGAACCAATGCGGCAGGTATGAAGGACTTAGCCGATGAAATACGAGAGGTTGGACGAACCACACGATTCACAGCAACACAGGTCGGAGAAGCGGCAAATGCACTTGCGATTGCAGGTGTCACAGCCGATGAGATGATTAGCGACGAAGCACTTCAGAACCTCGTTAAGTTCGCTATCGCCGGTGGCGTGGATATTCAGACAGCAACCAACATCGGTATTGCAGGTGTGAAAGCCTTCGGTATGGAGATGGATAAGTTAGGGTTCGTATCCGATGTTCTAACCCGAACATTTACTCGCTCAAATGTAGATATGGTCACACTCGGAGAGGGTTTGAAGTTCGTAGCACCGGTCGCTCACTCGGCGGGTATTTCAATTGAAGAAACCGCATCAGCAATAGGTGCATTGGGGAACGCAGGTCTTCGTGGTACAGTGGCAGGTACAGGTCTTCGTATGGCAATCAACAAATTATTGAAGCCGTCGTTTGATTCTCAACGAGCAATCTCCGACTTGGGACTTAGTGTTCAGGTTTTATCACCAAGAGGTGAAGCGGCCAAGGCGACTTTGCAAAAAGTAACTCGACAGATGGATGCGACCAAGGTTCAGACATCGGCCCTATCGAGTGAGATAAGGATGTTGAACGGTGAACTAACCGAGTTGAGCATCGAACAACAATCGAACACTCTTGCCATTGAACAAATTAGAGCAAGGGCATCCAAGTCAAATCGTGATTTGACGGACAGTGAATTGCAGATGATTGGCAAGTTAGAAGAGGCCAACAACACACTCCGTCTTAGCGAGATGACGCTTGATTTACAGCGAGCAAAATCGCAACACGCCTTGACTCAACAGACCTTCATAGAGAAGGAGTTGAACGCACAGTCAAAAGACCTCATCAAGACGGTTGAGCAACAGGCTGTCGGTATCACATCCTTTGGTGATGTTCTTGACCAATTGGCATCATCAGGAGCGACGACCACTCAAATCTTGGAGATATTCGGTGTTCGTGGTGGAACAGCCATGGCATCTCTGTTAAGTCAACGAGCATCATTTCACGAATTGGTTGTTGAGACGGAAAACGCATCCGGTGCAACAAAGGAGTTCATGGAGTCAATTCAGATGTCAGCCGCCGCCGGTGGTTCGGCGAAGGAAACATTCTTCCTGTTATTCTCGGCGATACAGGACGCCATGCTCGACATTGGAGAACCATTCGTTCTCATGCTCTCGGAGATGGCTTTGTTGTTCAAGGATAAGATTGCATCAGCATTGAAGGACAACAAAGATTTGTTTGCTGAATTGGCCCTATCAATCAAGGGCGCATTGGAAGTCATCATCCCATTGGCGATTAGCATGTTGCCGGACATGTTGATGGCTCTAAAGGCGATTGTTCCGGTCATCACGATTCTCGTTTTGGCTTTCAAATTGCTAATGTTCGTTCTCTCACCCGTTCTTCAATTATTGGCCGGAATAGGTGGTATTCTTCAAGGCATAATGACGATGATAAGCGGCGATATGAAGGGTGGACTTAAGCAAATTGGTGTTGGACTCAAGGATAGTGTAGTCGGCTTGGCCGGAACCGCAATCATGGTCGCCACAGGAGGCATGGGCAAAGTCGGGGCTAAGGCGGCAGGTATGGCAATCAGCAAGGGCATGGGTGCTAAGGGTGCATTTGGCGCAGGTAAGACAGCGGCGGTGGCGCGTGGAACAAACATGAGTATGAGGAAAACCGGTGCGGCAGTCGGAGTGACTGCGGCCGAGTCGGCGCGACCTTCCTATGATGCTATGTTTGCCGATGGAGGATTTGTCAATCAGCCAACGAGCGCACTCATTGGAGAAGCGGGGCCGGAGGTTGTTATCCCACTCGGCGCCGGTAAAGAACATCAGAGAAACCAATTGGCACAGCAGGCAGGCTTAACAGGCGGTGGCTCTACCGTCAACATAGGCGATATAGTCATTAACGGCGGGTCTAACCTTTCAACACACGAGGTTCGTCAGATACTTCAGACGGCCTTACCACAGGCGATTAAACAGGCAATGCTACGAGGAACTTCAAGGGTGATTTGACATGGCTTCGTTTCAGAAAAATCCAATCACCAAGTTCTCACGGGTCAAAAACGACCTTGCCGAATTACAGCGGTGGTGGCCGGTCAACATCAGAGATGATGGGACGCTTGGAATTACTGTTGACCCTGTTCTATTCAAGACCGACTTTGGCACTCAAATAATGAATCGAACCGATGGTGAGGCAGAGGTTGCAGGTGTTCGGGTCGAGGCAATTAACGACGATGGAACTTCTCTTGCAGGGACAGAGCCGACGATTACCATATCAGGTTCAGGTACATTCTCACCGGTATGCACTGTCAATCACACCGACGGGACTACGACCAAGTTCATGCTCGTCGCACCGTCTTTGAAAATTACAAGTGGGCCTGTTTCAAATGGAGTATGGACGGACATCAATGCGACAGGAACAGACGGCCTCACGATGCTCTCAGGCGCAGGTGACGGGACGGGAGTCAATGCGGGCAAGGTTCACCTTCCCATGAACCTTAGTGAATCAGGTAAAACGAACAGGGACGGGCCTTATCCAATCTTTATGACCGTTCAAGAGTTCGTTGAAATGATTGACACTTACCGACATGTTGGCAATGTTGATTCAGATAAGCCGGCTTGGATACCACACCGACAGGAACCCCAAACAGTCGATTATGAAATGTCATCTCCGGCGTTTCCAGACATAACTGCCGACCCTCGTACACCGGTTGTGGGAACAGACGCCTTTCCAACCACATCCCCATATCGTGCAACGGTCTTCATGCCTATGATGCTCGATAACAACCAAATGGCAATTCAGGCGGGCGGTAGTACCCTTTGGGGAACAGCAGGTGGGTCAATGACCGCCGGCCAATGGAACAAAAATGGAATAACACGATACAATCAATCTCCACTCATATCACCATTGGTAGTGTATAAGCGGGTTGGAACGAGTGGCGACCATCAAGAAAATCTCAACATATCACTAACCCAAGATGAAGACCTCAACCGAGCCGCAATATACACATCAAGTGATACGACCGAATCACCTTCTCCAAAATATCGAATGGCTATGGCTCTTGCATGTTTCCTCAAGGATGGAACATACAGCCTCAACGATGGCGTACTCATACCATATTCATACGACGCAAGTCGGGATATCGGAGGCGTCAATACAAACACTCTCTACACTACATGGGATGGACTAAAGGGATACGGCGACTTCGTAACAACCGAAGAATGGCAAAAGACATCAGCAGGCGTATATCCACTCTTTGACTTCGTACAGGGGCCAATTACTCCACGAGCGCAGGGTTCCAATTGGACTCAAGCGGTGCTATCCGACCACATTCAAGCCAACGCACCACTTCGATACGAAGTGCCTCCAAACGCCAAAGAAAGTCCCGTCACAGGCATCGAAATGGCAGTGGGTGTAGTAGACGGAGCAGGGACGCAAGCCGACCCCAATAGAACAAATACTTACCTAAAGGTCACAGTTCTCGCCGAGGCCACATTTTCAGCAAGTGGCGCTACTGACCCCCAACATGTACCATTTACCATCGGTGATTCATTCTATCTAAAAGGCGTCACCGGCGAACTTGGAACAGAAGGGACTGTTAGTAATGGGAAAATATGGCCGACTCGATATTCTTCACGAAGAAAATTACTTCTTGGTGATGACTTGGATTGCAATGGTTGGTGGAAGGTCAGTAAGGTAACAACAGTCGCCGTTGGTTCGGATTCAGCAGTGACATATTGGTGCATTCTAAACCCCAAGTGGGACTTACCGGCAGTCACCGCCTATGTTCCGTCTGATGCAAAAATACTTGCAGGTAGAACAGGTGGCCCTGAATACAAATACAACACGAAGTTCTTCGACTATGTTATGTCGGATGCAAGTAATTCACACACTATCGCATCTATCGAAGACGGTATGGGTGCTACTTGGAACGACTACCAAATAACCGACCCAAATGCGCCCGATAACTTTCAAACAGAGCCGCCGGTATCAAATCAATCGTGGCCTGCTCTTAGCAAGATTGGAACGGGTTATCAAGCAGGTATGAATCAAGGAGATAACAATGTCCCACCTGCCTCATCAAGTAACGATACATACCCTGCAAGGCCGACATTGGGCCAAGTCGGATTCAAGGATACATTTGGGAAGTATTTGCCAACACGGATTATTCCTCGTGGCATTGCAATTCAAACAATCGGAACAGATTATGTGAAGGGTATTGACCCCGATATATCAAAAGGCAATGGCTCTCTAAGAATCCCATCACCACTTGGTCACGATTTATGCACTCGATACAACAATGTATCAGTTCGAGGTGCGCTTTCTGTTTCCGAAGCCGGTAATTTATCCGAGACTGATGCCCTCGTGAACATCGGTCAGTCGTCGTGGAGAGTAAGAACCGACATGCCACTTGAACCCGAACAGAAGGGGCTGTTCGACCGAGATAAATGGGCGTGGAGGGGTGTATCAACACCTCTATGGTCGTTTATGGATAGTGAAACCGGAAACCACGCATGGGATTATATCAAGCCCACAGGAGTGACAGGGATATGGACTCACGGACGGAACCGACCATGGCCTGCTCACGAAAGAATGGGAACACGCCTCTCCATGTCTCCGAGCCTGTTGCCGACCGGTGTTGGTTCCGATGCCGGATGGGTGAATGGTGGTATCGAGACGAATAACATGGGAATGTCAGAGATAGGGTGTTCCCCGATTCACTTGGATATTGAACTTGGATTGTTCATCCCAAACAAATCCAATCGGATGTCAATTATCGAGTTCGATATGAACGACGCCGATTCTGAATTGGGACGCCATCACATGATTTATGGAACCAATAATCGTGACAAAGGATTCGGTTTTCAGCCACTATGGAACGGAAACGAAGCGGGAACATACCAAATTGATTCGATATACATGGACGCCTCCGGCTCCGCATTAGTCCCACAGCCACCACTCACAGCAACAATCGCAACCGTTAGAGATGCTATCGACCGTACGCTCGCCGCAGTATCGGGTGGCAATGTCGCCTTTTCCAATTTTGCATTTAAGTCAGGTTCGGCCAACCAACCTCAAAAGGATACGGCAACCACAGAACCATTCCCTAAAGGTGGTACTGCGAACAGACCTGCCATTTGGTTTAGTGGTGCGGCCCCACACTTTACGACCCCTGTTGATTCGGTGGCAATATGGCAAGGAACAGAAGGATTCGCACTTCCGGCGCAGGGTGGATTCGGACGAATGGGAACAGGATTCGGACAGGGTGCATCATTCACATACAACGAGGGATTCAATACAGTTCGCTCAACCTTCACCGACGGTGGAATGTCCCTCTCATTCAATGGCATAGCAGTCGGAACCGACGAATCAGCGGCGGAACCCGTATGGGCTTTCCAAATCAAGTCGTGTGCAGTATCCGCATCCCGTGACCGTCGTCCATATTGGCTCAAAATGGGTTCGACTACCATGCCCGTCGAATACTCGTTACTAAGCAATGAGGAACCGGTGGTTGTTGGTAAGAATGTCACAAACATTCACGACGACCCATTCGCTGTCTACCGAACCGGCACTGATAGGTCATACTTCCACCAACCGGCGGTTGAAACATTATTGGGTCTAATGGATACTTACTTTCCCGAACAATTCCCTGAAGGTCTAAGCAGAGGTAAGGACTCCGCAGGATACCTTCTTGCACCCGACAATCCAATGATACAGACTTCCAATGTTGATTTGCAAGTGGACTCTATGACACTTCGTCACATACCAACACCGGCAATGTTGCCGTTCACGGTTGATACGATTGCTCAACGCGCACCGGACGGAGTATCGGGATACATCACATTGGCAAGATACACGCAATTGGTCATTGAAGCCGAAAACATAGAACCTGATAAGCGTAACTTCATCACAGTATCACTATTCAATCCACCATCAAGCACTACAATTGCCAAGGAGGCTACGAGTCCAATTACAGGTTTCCAAGACTTAGACCCTGAGTTCTTGGGCGGAGTGGGTGCAGTTGACCTAACGGGTTTGCCAAGTAACATCCGAGAAACAGGGTTCGTCGTCCGATTCAATTTCTATGTACCTGACACCACATATCCTGAATTGCACCCGATAGATTGGAGGAAGACTCCGATTATCCGGTCGTATCGAGTGTTTTACGACCATCGTCCGACCGCTAACGCAACAATCGTTGGCAACACCTATGACGGCTCAACGGCTACAACCGTTGGCTTGCCATTCGGTTCATCTCCGGTCGGATTCAATTCAAAGGTCGGCCACATCGTATCGCTGAAAATGGCAGGAACCACGACTGACCCCGATAGAAAAATTGCCAAATTGAGAGCGTTTTGGGGAGACGGGACTGACACTGATTGGATAGATATAGTGACCCCTGCGTCCACTGTTGATTATGATGTGAGCCATGTGTATTCGACACGGCCTTCCTCACCATTCAAATACGACATCATCGTGTACGCAATGGATGACGCAGGCAACATCTCGTTCCCAAGCGTGACTGTTCAAGCACTCATAAATGCGGCCGAGCCGGTTGCAATTTTGAGAGCCGTTCCATCAATGGTTAGGGCAGGGCAAGTAATCCGAATGGACGGCTCTGACTCATACACTATTGACACCGATACCACATTATCGGCATACACTTGGACTTTTGGTGACGGGTCATCACAGGTTGTCGGTTCGACAGTAAATCAAGACCACACCTATGCTATCGCCGGTGAATACATGGCGACTCTTATCGTAACCGATAGCATTGGGACAGTTAGTCCATCGGCAAAGGCGGTCGTCAAAGTATTGCCTGCCACACTCGTCGTTCCACTGACGCTCTCCACCAAGCCGACTTCATTCACACGAACACGCTCGGCCAATTTGGCAAGCACACCAATCCTCGATGCAGTGTATCCTGAAGTCTCTGACATGGGAACCCGTGGAGATGTCTTCTCACTAAGCGGTATGTTCCTGCAAGCGACCCAAGAGACTGACATAGCCTTCATGGAGGAACTGTTGTTATCGGGTGCATTAGTCGAGTTCGAGTATCGTGCAGTGAACTTTGTCGGCACTGCTGACAGCAAGACATTCACAGGTCGCATGACTTCATTCGATTACAACCGACAGGGTGGAAGCAACGACCGAACGCCATACTCCGCCACATTCATCCGTGAAGCCGGATTGGGTGCATGATACTTTTAGAGATACACTTATATAGGGGTGGCACACAGGACTAAACATGGACGAAGCAACCCCAACCCAATACGGACTCAAGCGAATCATCATCATGAACTTGAATCGAATAATCACCGACTACTACTTGGCCGAGAGCATTCAAGCATACGGAGTGAACAAATTGGCTGACATGAAAGAAGAATGCCTCAACGCTGAACGCACACTCAAGACATTGTATAACCTCGATTGAAATAGGTGGGAGTGGCAAGAACAGCCATGCTGAATCCTAAACAGGTTGACGACTTGGCGGAGACGCTTGGTTTCAATCATTGGCCGAGAGCCATAGGGAATCCACGACAACACTTCGTCTATGCAACCGAGCAGGTCTATTCGTCCTTCAAGGATTGGTGGGGCGAGTCATCGTGCTTCATATCCACGACGGGCTACGACAACCTCATATTCGACAACGGCAAGCAATCACCCCGTTCCATTATCTACGGCCTAACCTTCTTTGACTTCGACAATGACACCAAGCCGGAGAACGCATTTGCTGACGCACAGCGACTATCGCAATTCCTGACCGAACTCAATGTGGCACATTGGGTGCAATACAGTGGCTCAAAGGGCTACCATGTGTTCATCGTGCATAAACCGACCCGCTTTAGATTTGAACACAGGGACGGCTCGGCAGAGGCTCTGAAGACTCTCGTGAACCAAACCCAAACGCACTTGAAAAAGACGCTCGGATTGAACACACTTGATGAACAAACAACAGGCGACCCCAAGCGTCTTTGTCGTTTCCCGTTCACCCCGCACATCAACCGACACGGTGACAAATCGGGCAGGCACTCAATGCCCGTCCGAACAGAAGACCTGAACACGATAAGCCACTTCGATATTGAGAACATGTCGTATCGGCCAAAATACTTCTTGCCTGAAATCGTCGGGGATAGGCTTACCTTGCCCGAACTAATCGAACTTCTTGATGTCAAATTGCATAAGCCGGAGACAGAGATTAAGCCTGTCATCAACGCCGACTTTGGCTTCACTGATTCAACGAGTGAAACAGCCGTATTTACAGCCGCCCTTGAGCATCGGTGCATGGGAGTGGTCAATGAACTCAAGCGACGCAATCCAAGCCACTCAAGCAGGGTTTATTCGGCTCTATTCGCTAAGACCGTTGGTATGCCTATGGATGTCTTTGAGCAAGTGTGGATGGAGTTAGGAACTCGCATGGGTTATGTTGACTTGCATAACACCGAACACAGGCAGTATCAAATGAAGACTCTCTTCGATGACCCACGCTTCGTATCATTCCCCAATTGCTCGACGCTCAAGGCGAAGGGTTGTTGCGTGGGCGAGGTATGTCCTCGCTTCATTGACATGGGCGAAGCAGTGCCAAAACGCATCATCAAACGAGGGTGGAATAAAAAATGAGAATTACACGATTAGACAAAATAGTGGACGACGAAGTGGCGATTGGAAAAATTGCTGACACGGGAACTCTGGGACAGAAGTTGGGCCTGTTGCGGGTTATGTCACCCGATAACATCCACAGGCAAACCGTTGGAACTTCGATACTGACTGAAATGTTGAGTCGCCATCGAAGGATTGACCACAGGGAACACCCTCTTATGATAGGGTATTTCAGCACACTCGGATTTGAAGTGGCTCACCTAAAGACCGGAGAGGGCGACATGTCTGATGGAACTACGAGCATTGAACGCAAGGAAGACGACTTCATGGATAGCCTGTTCGATGACCGATGGCTTAGGCAATTGGGCGCAATGCGTGAAGAGGCCGAGCATTCGTTTTTGGTAGTCACGAAGTCGTATAACGACATCAAGAACGAAGTCTCTGAGCGTGGAGTGTCTGAGCAGGTGCTAACCGGCTTCATAGCCGCACTGTGCGCCGTTGGCTACATTCCTCTATTCGTGGACGATAAGTGGGATGCAAGCGTCATCATGCGTAAAATCATGGATAAAATCGTGGACGATACCTCACGACTCTATGTTCCAAGACCCCGTTCACCAAAGGCGAGTGCATACCGCAACGCCGTGATAGAGTCATTCCCCAAAATAGGAATCAAGACACGGCGAAAAATCGTGGCTGAATATCCATCTCTCGCTGACCTGACAACAGCAACCGTCGAGAGCCTAATGGGAATCGAGGGAATCGGCAAGAAGACTGCCGAACGCATCTATGAGATTCTAAACGCAAACGATTGAGCCGGCACAGTTATATAGGTGAGGCTACGACAATAGAACACAGGAGACATAAACATGAGCGAATTGAAAATACGAATTGAAACAGACGAATACATCTACGAAGAATATACGGAGGCTTGAATGTGGCACGAGGCAACAGCAAAGGCATACGCCGTGACAAATTGGTGACGGATGCAATTGACCTGATGAAAGGTGAGCCGTTCACGGCAAGCGACATCATGGATACAATCAAAACACTGACATCGAGAGCGCCGTCTGTTCGTGAAATCGGAATGGTTCTAAGCAAGAAAAAACGCTTGGAAGAGATTCGATACATCGGCGAAGTCGGCACGAAAGGCAATCGAGAGATGCTTGAAGCGGCGGGATTGACTCAAGCAGGTGTCCGTAAGTCGGGTCTGTATATTGCCGGTGCGCCACCAATAGGTGATGTCGTATCCAACAATCGAAAGGCCAAGTCGGCTCAAGTCATCAAAGACCTGACAGGTGAGGAAGAATGAAGCAATTCGACTGCTGTCTATGCGGTGAACTCGATGTCAAAGGTTGGGGCAACAACCCTCATCCATTTGGCCCACATGAAGGTCGGTGTTGCGACGAATGCAACATGGAGTTCGTGTTACCACAGCGGCTAAGGAACATTCTTATGGCAGAGGATACACGGAAGGTCGATGGCTAAGTATCAAGGGAACATTGCAATCAAGAATGACAGTCGTTGTTGCTACCTATGCGGTGGCAAAGTGATATGGGATTCTGAGGAATTGACAGACGAGGGCAATGGTGTGTATTTTGAAATATACCTCCACTGCACCGTATGCCGAGCCATGATTCAATATGTAATCCCAATCGAAGATGAAGGAGATGAATTAAAATGAAAGACTCATACTGTATAGTGATAAAGAATGGAGAAGATTGGAGAGTCCGATACGGATTGATGTTCGGCTCTGAATGGCAACCGTTGGAATGGACGGGTCGGGACTTATCACATGGAATAGACATCATGGTTGATGCCGGATTCAAGTTCCAAGAATTGGAGGAATGCACTTCTGACATTAACCGAATGGTCACATTCGACGGAGTGGAAAAGGAGACACTGATGAAGAAGGCTGAATTATTACTCGATAATTGGGGCATCGTGGTATTCCAAATGAACGACACCGCATACAGAACACCTCTATGGTTCGCTGTAACAGGATTTAGCGACCAATTGGATGAAGGTGAATGGGCGACGGCAGAGGCCAATGTAGACCTTGCAGTGGCCTTGAATGGCATAGACCCTGAGAAGGCGTGTACTACGATGGTTTGGCGGCGTGACATGGTTCACCGTATCTCGGCCCGTAATGCTGACGGTAAGTTAGTGGCACAGGATGAGGACGAAAGAGCAAGGAGACGACCCAAAGAGCAAGCGAGAAGTAACTATTGGTCGAAGCGTTTCCACCAATGGCATTATGCCGATAAGTGGGTAGAGATGCTCAACGAAGCAAGTAAAAAGAATTACTGAACAATTCTTTCATATACTTGGGGGTCATCCTTAACACATGGCATCATACCAAATCAACATCGTATTCAAAACAGACACCGTTCAATTGCACTTTGAGGGTTCACTCAAGGATGGAATGAAGGAGGCGTGGTCTGTTTGCTCTAAGCGAAAGAGCGACCCCGTGTCAATCACCATGCAAAAGGCCGGAGCAACCTTGGCTCACGAGCGTGATGGGTGGCAAACCATTTCACCAATTGAACGAATTGGATGAAGGCTAAATAGCCGAGTCATAGTATCATAGGTCATGCACGAAGAGGATGAGGAACGAATGGTAGCGTTTTCATGGATTGTAGCCGGTACTTCCAACATGGAATTACACGGGTACTGTGACAAAGACGAGCCGAAGGAACCGACCATTCAAGTCCTGATGTCCGGCAACGGAGCATGGTCTTTCAAGTTCAAAAAATTGTCCGGCTCCGGTCGGATTCAAGTCACCAAGGGTTGCGATTACAACCCATTAGATTTAATCGAATCTCTGTATCATCACATCACCAAACAGACACCGGAATCAACCGAAACGAACAAAAACCGCAAACCCAAAGCAACAATAGACTGTGACCCTAACAGGTCATTTGACAATGTTATTGACTTTAGGGATGATTGGCAATGATGGCGTGGACGGAAGACGATGGAGACGGAATGACCGTAACCACATTATTCAATCTCAACAAATGGTCTGAGATTACTGCCTTTTGCGAATTGGTAGAGACTAACGGCGAATGGACGATTGAACTTGAAGACGATTCGTTCACCATGGATAACCCACGAGGTTCGTCTGACGATTATCTCGATGTGTTGTTTGGGATTAACCGAGAGAAGACTATTGACACCGATAAGCCATTGGTGAACTTTAGGGGCGGCATGTTCTCATTCGATGTTTGGGAGGTTTGAGAATGGTTGCGTTGGGAGTATTGACTCCGCTTGAATTGAGAGCATTATTGATTGCCAATGGAATCACGCCAAGCCTAAACGCCACATACGCTTCTATGAGACGAGAGGCCATTATAGCAGGTCTAATGCCTTCACCATCATCACTCGGCGTTGCCGGTGTTACCGGCCCAGCCGGCCCAGCAGGAGCCGATGGAGCCGATGGAGCCGCAGGGGGAGCGACAGGCCCAGCCGGCCCAACAGGAGCCGCAGGAACAGATGGAACAGATGGAACAGCCGCTACGATAGCGGTTGGCACTGTAACAACAGGAGCCGCAGGTTCAGCGGCCACAGTTAGTAATGTGGGAACATCATCAGCGGCAGTCTTTGACATGTCTATACCACAGGGAGTGCAGGGTATCCAAGGGACTGCCGGAACAGACGGCACTGATGGTACAGACGGCACTGATGGTACGGATGGTGTATCGGCAACAATAGCGATTGGTAATACAAACACTCTTGCGGCAGGTTCAGCGGCCACAGTCGCCAATGTCGGAACCCCATTAGCGGGGATATTCGATTTTGGAATCCCGCAAGGTATCCAAGGACTGCAAGGGACAGCGGGAACCGATGGTACAGATGGAACGGACGGCACTGACGGAACAGCGGCGACAATAGCGGCGGGAACTACGACCACTCTTGCGGCGGGGCAATCGGCGACAGTAACCAACGCAGGCTCGGCATCAGCGGCAACATTCAATTTTGGAATCCCTCAAGGGACAGCGGGTACTGACGGGACAGATGGCACAGATGGCACAGACGGGACTGACGGGGCGGCGGCCACGATAGCGGTTGCCTCGACAGCAACGGGTGCGGAAGGAACAAACGCAAGTGTGGTCAATGCAGGAACAACATCGGCGGCATCACTCGTATTCACTATACCAAGAGGTGATACAGGAACGGACGGAACCGACGGTACTGACGGAACCGATGGAACGGCGGCCACTATTGCCGTTGGAACAGTGGCAACCGGTGCGGCAGGTTCAGCGGCCACGGTAGTCAATTCAGGAACGAGTTCAGCGGCAGTCTTTGATATGTCTATACCAACAGGTGCAACAGGCGCAACAGGTTCAACAGGTGCGGCGGGTGCTGATGGCTATGAAGAGGGTACACAGCAAGATGACCTTGCAACGGGTTGGTGGACTTTTGCCGTTGTTAAAGGAAGAGATACGGGGGCGGCTCAAAGAGCGCAAGCGCAATTTTACATCACCGACTCTGATAACGGAAGACACCGAACTGCTCACATCATGGCGGGGCATCAATTTGGTAGAGATGGCTCCAATTTTATCACACTAATGGGAACTTCATCTTACGGAACCAATGTCCCGTATTCGGGATTTAGAATGAAAGAAGGGAACACTTACGACGGAGCCGCTTTACAAATTAACATTTCCAATGCCCTTAATCGGATAAGACAATTTATGATGTTTAATCTCCAAACAGGCAATGGTTGGACTCTCCTTGACATTTGGTTGCCTGACGCCGATACAGCGGGTCATGATGCCCTGCTTGGGTTTAGACCAACAGGACTACCACCTCCCAACCAAGGCGGGGATTATGTGGATTTTCCGACGAGCATGGCTGTTCGTAAAACCCTTGACCTTGATGGTGATGTTGCTGACCCTGACTCCGGCGGAGGTATTGGAACCACAGGTGGAATCTTTGCCGACACAGGCGCACGATTTGGCGGGACTCTAAGACAGTCAATCACCTCCGCAGTTATTCACGCCGATAGTAATGGCGACCTTGAGGCTCTAACGATTGGTTCGGGTCTTGCGCTCTCATCGGGAACACTCTCGGCATCAGGAGGGGTCGCACCCATAACAGGTGAATATGAAAAGTATTACCTCGACGGTACTATTGGAACTGTTGCGAACGGCGTAACAACGCAAATTACATTCGGGGGTGCGGGAAGTTCTTTTATTCCCCTCTATAACACACCCGTGACGGCTTGGACTGTCGCCGGTATCAATACACTTGATATTTTACAATCCGGCCTTTACCAATTCACCTTTAGTGCATTCTTAGCGGCATTGAGTGGCTCGGTTGCTGATTATCGCATAACCATTTCATCCAATCCGTCACTCACAGGTGACTTACTCTCCTTCCGAAACAGAACATACATCGTTGACAGATACCACGGTTCAGGCACAACCACTGTTTATTTGACAGCAGGTCAGCAAGTGTATTTGAGCGTACTTAACAATGGTGCGAATTATCAAGTCGGTGGGTACATAGGCGCAGTTGGTGCGGGCGAACTCCGAACATTCCTTGATGTAAGGAGGTTTGAATGATGATTGACATTTTGATTGAACGCTACCCCAATTTTGATTGGGCTACTTTAGAAGTATTACCGATTGTCTTCGTATCGGGTAGTGGAGATTATCGAGTCGTTGAATCCCTATGGCCCACTGACCTATATCCTATTATTCCCTCATCGGATGATATTAAGGATTGGTTGGAGTGACCGAGCGACAGAAACGATGTGAGAACGATGACTGTCGTGTAGTGCATGGTTCCCAAAAGGTCTTATGGTGTGTGCAGTGCCTCGTAAGTGATGCGCTCAAATGGGGTCTTGCTTGGTAGTCAATAAGATGAAAGCGTGGTTAATTCAACGCCTCGTAATCTATGGAATAGCCGTTTTTTTGATACCGAGCGTGCTTTACAGCATACTCTCTGATTGGTTATCGAAGTCGTGAGGTTTCATATAGGTGTGGCGGATAAGCCCCTCTATGGAAAGAGACACCTTGCTTATGGGAATCGCCCTAATTGGAATTGTAGCCGCCGCACTTTATCGTGCTTACCTGAAATTGAAACCAAGCCTCGACCTTGCACTTGAAGACGGCAGTCTGTCGCTCGATGAAGTCATAGATATGAAGGATGAATTGATTGATGTTGCAGGTGATGTTGGCGACCTTATCAAGTCACTACCTTCCGCTTCTAAAATGAAGACAATGAAGAAGGCCGACCTGTTGGCACTCGCTGAAAAGAACAATGTTGAATTGTCATCGGCGACTCTGACAAAGGCCCAAATCATTGCTGAAATGTTGGAGTGATTCGGGTGAAGAAGCCCGTTATTGCTGTTGACTTATACTGCGGCATTGGCGGGGTCACACAGGGTATGCTTGACGCAGGTGTCAAGGTCGTTCTATCCATTGATGGATGGGATGTTGCCGAATACTTGCATAAAGTCAATTACCCAAGCGTTCCATTCGTTAAGCGTATGTTGGGCGAAGCCCCCACAGAGGATTTGGGTTTGATTCTAAAACACCTCCCTGATGACCGTGACTCGTATCACTTTCATCTACACGGCTCTCCACCATGCCAAGCCTTCTCCGGCCTTGCAGGTGCTAACAAACGGCACATATCGCAAGGCACGAAGAATGTCGACCACTTCCTATGGTTGGTCAAGCAATTGAAGCCTGACTCGTGGAGTATGGAGAATGTGCCTGCCACACGAAAACACTACCCTCACTTGCCACATCAAATGTTGGCGGCAAAGAATCATGGGGTTGCTCAATTGAGGAACCGATTCTTCGCAGGTGAAGGATGGCGAGTGACAAAGTTCAACGAACACCTCGTCTCGTGGAACAGCGTGATTGCTGACCCAAGCATACCCATCGGTTCTGTTCTGAACACCGTGGGATGCTCTGTAACCACCTCTCCACGCTCTGAGGCGTCTGACAGCAATTGGGACTGCCCTTCGCTGACAATGACTCGACAATTGCCCTCTATACGCAAGAAACAACCCGACGGTTCGTTTGTCAAAATACGAAGTGTCACAGTGATGGAGATGGCTCTTTTGTTTGGGTTTCCAAGCACGATGAACTTGGATACTCCGTCATGGTTTGGGGCCAAGGACTTAACGATGGCGATAGGCAACAGTGTATGCCCGCCGGTGATGACTGCGCTTATCGAATCAATCATTCCAAAGACTTCAACAATTGACTCGTAGAGTAGATGCTGTATTCGTTTCCCTGATTGTATTTTCCTCTCCGAGAATTGACTCCCTGCCTTGCAGTAGCGGCGGCGGATAGAGTCTTACTGATTGCTCTAATGAGGACATCGTGACCATTGCTTCGCAGTATGTCACTCATCTCGGCGGCTGACATGAATTGATTCTCCGGTATCAAGACCATGTGCTTATGCCATCTCTTCTTCTTAGATGCCATATAATGACCGATGCTTGCTCCGTATTTAGCCTTGATAGGCGCAACCCTCATTAGAGCGAAGGATAACGCATAGACATGAAGCGATACGATGCTGATGACCAACCTATTGTAAAGAAACACTCCTGTATGGTGTGCGAACGACAGGCACGAACGGGTAGCAAATCTCTCGTTGCCGACGGTTGGTTGGAGACTAAATCCGGTTTGGTTTGTCCTCAATGTCCTGAGTGATTTTTGACGAAATGGTTAAAAGTGATAGGTTCCGTGGGTTATAGGATGGATGACGACGATTGGGACGACGGGCCTGAGTCCGAGGCGACTGCAATTGACACTTGGGGTTCGGGAAAAACCGAAGGAATTGACGACACTTTAATCCGGTGGACTTCGATGTTGATGGTTCAAGGGTACAAAGATTCAGAGATAGTGCGGAAGTTGAATGAGGCCGATTTAGACTCGGCTCTCACGAGAGAGGGTCAGACTCGCCTTATGCGCTTGGCAAGACTCGAAGCGGAGGACTTACGCTACCTAACAGTGGCTCGTGCTGAAATGGGCGATACAGATTGGTTGAGGTTGGACTCTTACAGCCGACGAAAGCGAATGCTGTCACTTACCGAGGGCATCGTTCATCAGGCTCATGCAATGGCGGATAATGTCAGCGCACTCAACAATGTTTCCTTCATGGTAGCAGGCTTAGTCAAGCAACAGGATGCGTTAGATAAGATGTCCGGCGCTCAGGATGCCAAACCTGCAATCACGGTGAACATCAATTATGACCCGATAGACCAATTCAGGCAAGTGGTTCAAGAGGAACTACGAATCATTGATGTGGACTCAGAGGCTATCGAGAATGATAGCGATTGAGACAGGCGGAGTTACCAGACCACGAGAACCCACATAAAACCAAATCGGGTTTGAACTTAGCCGATACTTTTAGCCGATACCTTGGATATTGGCTGTGGATTTAGCCGATACTTCGTCAGAATCGCTTGGATTTAGCCGATACTTTTAGCCGATACCTTTGATGTTCCGTGTGGATTTTCGCTCAGGCCGTCGGCTCGGTCGTTCCGCCCATGTTGAACATAGGGCTGACAGCCTATAAAGGTTACTATGCGACACTTTCCCGCCCGCTATTTCAGGCCCAGAGCGAAAGGGTTATAAAGGTATCGGTGTGGCATTCTCTTTAGGTCAAAGGAGATTGTCGCACCCATAAGACTATATACTCCCATCGTCACCGTTCAAGTGGATGCGGCTAACAATGGCAAGCCGTCCGAGGGGCCGCCGCCCCCATGTCCAGAATATCAGAAAATCGTTCATTTTTTACAGTTCGGGCCGACATTTTCAAACCAAAAAACGCTAAAAACGGCATCTATATAGGAAGTTGTTATATAGGGGATGCGTTTATGTCGTACCATGCCTCAAGAAGCATTAACCCCCGAAGCCCGAACCCCGACCGCCCTCGCTGTTGAGGTAAGCGTCCTTGCCCCTGTCGACAAAATCGTAGCCAAGCACATGAAAATTGACATGACCTCGATTCGTGCAAACGAGAACTCAACCACTGCTTACGACATCACCCAAACGGACAACCTCACCGGCGTCTCAATCGACATGAAAGGAACCTTTACAGTCGGTCAAGAATCAATGACAACAAAGAGTACACTCGGCTTTGACCTTGATGCCTTCCTTCGTGCTGTTCACGGCTCAAACAACCCAGCAATGAATAAGTTCATGCGTGCCTTCGCCGACGCTTCAATCATGAAGCAAATGGGCGCTTCTCAAGAAGACATCGACGCACACCACGCCAAGCACCACATCGTTTCTTCAAAGAAGACCGACCTCGACTTCAAGGCATGGAAAAACACACTTCAAACCGACATGGTTCGACCATACTCGGCAGTCGTGAAAATCCACCCTTCAACCGAGTGAATAAACACACTCTGAAGACGACCGTTTTCCTGCCCTCCCCCACGGGGGAGGGCGAACCCCTCCAAGGCGTTACAGCGCACGAGAGGCGACCTCTGACCACCGAGGTTTGACCGACCCCTCACCGGTTCGCCGGTGTTGGGGTCTTTTTTTGCATCCGGCCGGCTCGCAATCTGGGGCGCCTTTGTTGCTCCCTTGCGCTGGCAGTATATAGTCTTGCCTATCCTATACTCTCCTTCTCTCAAGAGAATGCCACACACAAAGGTTTATAGGGTGAGGCGACTATGCTCAAGTGGATGATGATGAGGGGGGGAGGGGCAGTCGCTCAAACCGCATATGCGGTTTGAATACAGTCCTCCGCTTATTCCCTCTCTTCTCCCGCCCCCGTCATTGGGGGCGGCTATGTTACTGCGTGGGAGTGTTCAGGTATAAAGGTTTCTATCACCGATACCTTTAAGGGGAGATACCCCCAGCATCAAACATGGCCCAAGACCTGACCCCAACCCTTGCCCAAAGACGCCGACTGCCTGCAATGCGTGCAACCGAGAACATCGAAGACCCCGTGGCACATGTGCGGTTCTTCTTCGGTGGCCGTGGTGCTTTCTACGCTACCGAATACGACCACGCAACCGGCGAAATGTTCGGCTTCATGGTGTCCGTCCTCGGCCCTGACTGTGATGAACTCGGCTACTTGACCCTTGGTGAATTGCAAGCCACTCAAGGTATGTTATTCGGCGGCGCAGAGCGTGACCTTCACTTCACCCCTGCACCACTGTCTGAAATCCGTGGCCGCTACCATGCTAATCGCCTATGGGATTGAACACGCACACGAGAACACCGGCGGCCCTGCGGGGTCGCTGTCGCCGACCTGCTCACCGCCTCGGCGGTGGGTGGGTCTTTTTTTCTGACCGGTGGCCCCTCGGAGCGTCGCCCTTTGTTGTTGCTATGAGATGGGGGTATATAGTCTTT